AGACTCAAGATAAAGCCACAACCACAATCGCCAAGAATGTTGGGCGAAGTAACGAAACAACTCCCGAAGGTCAAGCAGAGTTGCAAGCTCAAGCTAAATTTCAAAAGAAATTGGATAGTGGATATGCTCTTAACGAGATAGATGCACAGAAAAAAAAGTTTTATGAGCCGATGCTCGCACACAACTTCAAGGATCGTCAAGACGAATTGGTTGGAAATTACCCTGTTTACTCGCAACCAAAATTAGATGGAATTCGTTGTATAGTACGCAAAGAAGGCGATACGCTCATTGGAAGGACTCGTAATGGCAAAGAGATAGAATGTATTCCTCACATCTTGAAAAGCCTAAATGGGTTCTTTCTCGCTCATCCTAAAGCTATTCTCGATGGTGAACTATACAACCATGATTTGCGTGAAAACTTTAACAAGATCACTTCTCTTGTTCGCAAGCAAAGACCAATCAAGTCAGACAAAATGACTGATAAAGCATTTGCGAAAAAACAAATTGAATATCAATCTAGAGTTATTGAGGCAGAAGATACAATTCAATATCATGTATATGATTGCCCAAAACTAAATGATGTAGTGAATGAATCACAATCGTTTGACTTTAGAATGGAAGAGTTGAAAGAAAAATTAATGACAAACAAACATATTGTATTAGTCGAAACATCAGAAGTTTATTCTCTCGGCAATCTAAATAGTTTGTATGGTCAATATCTTGAACAAGGTTACGAAGGACAAATGGTTCGCAAGAACTCAAGTAAATATGATAACAAGAGAAGCACATCATTATTAAAAAGAAAAGAATTTATTGATTCAGAATATAAGATTGTAGATATTGATGTTGGTAATGGCAATCGTAGTGGAACTGCAAAACATTTAGTGTGTTATTGTCCGACAACGAAAACCACATTCAATAGTAATATCAAAGGTTCATTCGACTACCTTAAAGAGATATACGATAATCGCAAAGATTATATTGGTCAGTTAGCAACCATTAAGTATTTCCAACTTACTCCCGATGGAATTCCACGCTTTCCGTATGCAATAGCATTCAGAAACTACGAATAAACATATTAAAACATATATTGCTACATATAATACAACATATCAAACAACTTAAAACAAGCATACCAAGGAATGCCTTGTAGAACCCCTGTTTCTTATTCTCTTATATCATTAGATACTATATACAACAATATACCATTCTATATAAGGAATATAATACAATACAATACAAATATTACTATACATAATATACAATTAATAATAACAATTTTAAATACATTAAATAACTGAAAATAAATTAAAAAAAGCTGATAGTGGGTAGCCCGACTTAAATGTATAAAATAAAACATTCGATTATAACTTAACAACAAATAAAAAAATTATGCAAATTCAAATAGACAATTACAGAATAAGAAAATATGATTCATTAAATCTATGTGTGGAAGAAAGAAAGATAAAACAACAAGCAAAAAATCCATTTGGAAGAAACGGAAAGCCTGTTGATGGCGGAATCGCACAAAATATTACATCAAATAAAGTAGAATATAAGTGGCATTTAGTTTGTTATTCATCTACATTAGATTATTGTTTAAGAAAATTAGTAGATCATTGCCTTACAAATATAGAAGATATTAATACAATACAAGAAATTCAAAACAAAATAACTCAATTACATGAAAAAATTAATAAAATTAGTGCTGATAACGAGAGGCTTATTGAACAAAATATTTTATCAAGTTCTGCGGATCAAGAGGTTGATGTCGAGCGAATTGCCGAAGAAGCAATCAATTGTTCGTAATTCTCACGGATTTCCAATCATTACTAAAGATAAATAATAATTTTCAATAGTTAATAATATTTTTGATTTATTACTAATTATTCTCATTTATTCTTGACATCGCTTGTATTGTATTGTATAGTGTATTGTATATTATGACAGAAGAAGATATTTCAAAACAAATGGCGAGGGTCAATAAGTCGAATTCTACTATAACTGCAATTAGTGTTAGAGATTCAGACTCCTCAATAGAAGATATTACTGAACAAATAATTACTAAATCACCAAGCATTGAAATCGACAAGAACACAATGTCTATCAAAGCTCCCTCGCACAAACTAGAAATTGAAGAAAGAAAAAAAGGAAAATTTAAATAACTAATTGCACAAAAAAATGGATGAACTAGAAACAATAAGTGCCGAAATAGCAGACATCTTTAATAATCAGCTTGGAGGTTGCACCACAAAGCAAGCAGAAACCATATATCTATGTAATAGTAGTATGGACTTATACATGAAATTAGGCGAGCGAGACAAAGCGATATGGGAAGCCCGATATACATTAAATATACTACATAACATATTAGACGAGCGTGAAAGATAAAGAAGAAGAAGACAAATATGAAAATACATTAATATTATCTTATGAAATTATACAATTAATTGAACAAAATATTATGTTGTTTAATGATGAAGAGACAGAAGAAGTATTAATGAGTAATGAAAGTATATCTTTTCACTTAGAGAATGATAATCCCGATAGAGCATATATAGAAGCACTTAACTTAAAAGAATATTTAATAGATTTAAAAAAAAATAAATAAAACCATGCACATAAGAAGAGAAATCGATCACATATTAGATGATATTAATAAAATAATTGCAAAAAATAAAACATCAAATAAAGAAGGCGAAGATGAGAAGGCAATGTTAAAACATTTATACGAAACAATCAATCTCAAAACAAACAACGGCAAATATGCCAAAGGAATGTGGACTGACTCGCCCGAATTTTTGTACAATCAATAAACACACTTAATTATACAAAATAATTTATTAAATAATGAAAACAATTTTAGATAAAGTTGATCCGAAATATTTAGAATGTGCTACAGGATTATGCGAGCATTCAATTCACTCATTAAATCTATTAACTTGGCTATCAATATCATTAGTCTTAGGATTCCTTATAGGAAAAGTTTTTACATCAAATAATAATAGTTAATAGTATAAATTTTTAAATAAAGTCGCGGTGATCAAAATTAGTTCTTGACAACCGCCAAATAATCTGCCATACTTGTAATTATGAAGAAAAATGATTTGAATAGAATAGAAGATGCGATTTATGATATGGGTAGTGCGAATGCAGATCAAGTAGCAAAGGTAAGTTCTACTGTAGAAAAACTAACTGACCAAATATCAATATCAAATGGTTATTCAGATGATATAAGAAAAGAATTATCTGATTTAAATAAAACACTAATGTTGATTGCCCAAATATTAAGAAATAAATAAACAAATTTTTGCATGATATAAGATGCACAAATATAGTATATACTCTTATACAATACAATATACTAAATAAACAATAAAATTGCATGATATAAAAGGCAAAACAATACAACTCAAATAAACACTTAATTATACAAAATAAATTATACAATATGATATACGAAATAATACATTCAATAGTAAGTTGCGTAGGAGCAGTAACAATTTTAACATTAATGTCTCTTGCAGTAGATAAAGCATACAGGTTAATCGCAAACAAAATTTAATAAAATATGAATCAAAATAAATACTTAGTTGGAAAAAAGAAAAGCGGAAAAGGAATGGTTGGTCACAAAGGAGGACTCGCCACTCCAACAGGAGCATTCGGAGGAAAAAGCAAGTTTAATAAAAAGAGGCTTGACAAGAAATCCTAATCTGATATACTTAGGGTTATGAATTATTGCGAAGAACAAATTGAATATCTTGAGTGGCAAGCTCAAGCAGAAAAAGAAAAGAATGACAACCCATGCGATGTCGCAGAAGGAGTATATATGTTAGTAGATGATGCGAGTCCGAGCGAATCGCCTCTTTATTTTCGTTCACTTAAAGGAGCAGTTGATTGGGCAGAGAATGACGATCAATACATTTCTTATCAAGGAGAAGAGCAATGGTCAGTATATAGAGTCGGAGGAAAAGTACTATGACATTTCAAGAGATTGACATAAAAAATGTTGACTACATGATACCAAATGGTAGCGAACTCGCAGTTATTGACAGAAAAGATTTAATGAAAGATGATCTCGATCAAGCATTGATTCTCTATGGATGGGACGAAGTAGGAATATTCGATCATGAATTTGATTTACCAACATACGGATTCGTTTCTTAAAAAAAAGACTTGACAATATATTACATTCTGATATACTAGAATACATAAACCAATAATTGCGAAACAAAAAAAATATGATTAAAATAAAAATTGAAGACTACTATGGTAATGATGTATGCTCCTTTCTTGTCAATCCATTTGACGAAGAGAATACGATAAACGCATTCGGCAAGTTTGATGGATGCGATATTGCTGACATTGACAAAGAAGAAGATGGAACTGAAGTTGTTCGTGTCCAACTTAACCACAACTAAAAAAAGATAAAATTATGAGTATTGCGAAAAATGCGAGAGCGAGCCAAGTAATGGCAGATATTAAAAGTGGTAAACACACACCTGCGAATAAGCAAGGTAAGTTTGCGAATTATGGATCAGTTGACGAGGATAGTATATACTATTCAACAAAACTATCTCAAAAAGCAGATGCAGTTCGCATCGCAAGAGTCGAAGCAAGCCGAGCAAGATTAAGATTGAAAGGAATTTTTATTTAATGATTAAGTCACTATCCCCAAAAGCCTCGATGTTCGCTACAGAACAAGAACTTCGAGAAGAGTTAACTGAAAAAGAATATGTATATGTTAAGCTCGCCAAACTAAATGAATTTATTGCTGATCTTTATCATTGCACAAAATATCCAAACAATAAAATAATTGATGCAAATAATACATACAATTATATCAATCAAATACAACAAGACTTATTAAGAATAAATAGAACATCAAATAATAAAAAAGTTCTTGACAAATAACAAATAATAGAGTATAATAGATACATAATTAAGAAACAAACTTAATCAAAATAAATAATCGATCTTTAACATTTTAAAAACTTTGGAGAGGTAGATATACTTCTCCTGTGGGTGACTGAGCAAGCTTGTCGTGAGCGAGCTAAGGTACGCAAACTTTCTGTGGTAGATTAGCAGAGTCCAATCGGATGAGCTAGAGACAATTCCAAGTCTCGTTTGTGGTGCGAAGTAGGTACTCTATGAACTGATGTTCACGCCGAAAAGTCGAAGGTATACAGTAATCCTTCCCCACACCATTTTATTTATTATTATTCATGTTAAGCCCGATCAAGGTAAATTACTTTGGTCGGGTTTTTTGTTTGACAATGCCCACAGATCTGTCATACTAGATATTATGGAAACGATTAAACAAATTCTCACAAACTACGGTTACATCAACTCAGCTCAACTTGCCGAAATCAACGACAACTTTCCTCATATGAAAGTCGTAATCAAATGGGGAGGCATGCCTCGTGATCGAGTTCCTGTTCATCAAGCAGTGAAACTCATTAATAATATTGAATCAAAAAACATTGACTATTGCAGAGAAGTATTCTTCGCATCAGATGAAATGAGTAAGCTTAGAGAAGTATTTCACATTGCACAATAACCTAACATAAAAAAACATATGATTAATCCAGCAGAAGTAACAAACTATAATAGAACACAATATCAATTAGAAGAATTTATTTTATTTGGTATCAATGTAGCAGGAAAGAAAAGTTCAATCGAAGCACCTAAATTGGAAGTGTTTATCGAGAGAGCAAAAAACATAACAAAAGAAACATTACCATTTAATTGTATAAGAAAATTGATTGAATTGGGCCGGCTGCAAGAGATCATGCATTGGGCAAAGCTTAGTCCATACAAGCAAAGATACAATTCTTATGTTGCTGTGTCCAAGATACAAGACCTTCAAACCGTCACCCTGAACAAACTTTTAGAGGTTGCTGGTATCGGGCTTAAAACGGCAAGGTTCTTTCTTTCTCATAGTCGCGAAGACTTTGACGAGCCGATGCTCGACACACATATCTTAAGGTTCCTTCGTGACCAAGGGCATAAGGACGCCCCAAAGAGCACGCCTTCGAATGTCGGCATCTACAACTATTACGCTAATGCATTCAAGATGCATGCTCGAATCTTAGGAAAGTCAGTGACTGACCTTGATCTAGAGATTTGGAAGAAGTACTCCAAGACGGCATAGAGTGTTGACAATAATTATCTTGAGCGCAATCGCAGGCCTTATACAATTCATTAGAGAAGAAAGGGACGACTTCTAAATAACAAACTTATCTTGTTCAAATATCAATAGTAAATAACACAAATATAAGAGCCAAATATAAGAAGAAAAATAATAAACATAATCAAATTAAAATGACATAAATTACATAAGTTATTGAATAACAACGAGTTGCGTAAAATCCGCCTAGGCGTTTTTTTATAACTAATTGGCTACTAACGACTTGCAATGTTTTAGAAAAAAAATGCCCCAACTTCGATGTGTCGATAAAATCTAATTCTATCGACATATACGGCTTGACCTGTCGATGCCGTCGACATAAATTGGAGAAAAAAATGAAGAAAAGGGTTGACTTGAGGTAAAAACCTGTCATACTTGTATTTATGATCAAGACAAAGCCTAACGAAAAAAGATATAAGATTGACTTTGGTAGTCCTGTTTTTGTTTACAAGAATCTTCACAAGAAATGTTGGAGCATCAAGCAAGACGGATTAGTTAAAGCTCATACCAAATTACTAGCAATGCATAGTTGCACTTTCAAGGTTAGCAAAAGTGGGCGAGAAAGAGTTTTAAAAGAACAGCGTAAAAATGTTCACGCAGGAATCGAGGGCTATGTAGAGAATTGGCAAATGGGCGATTGGAGAGATTCTCATCCCACTGCAAGACCTGTTTCCTATAATCCATATAAGTATGAGAATTTTGTTGACAAGGACACGGAACAAATGGTAGACTATGCTATTGCCGTAAGACTAGAACCCAAACAAGTATTAGCAGTATTATGAATGAAGACCAAATGACAAAAACGCAGTTAAAGAAAGAAATCTTAGATGAGTTCAACTACTTATCTCCAACGGATTTAATTAAAATTTTCGAGATGATTTTCGGAAGTGGGCAAGTTGAGCTTAACGAAGTAGATTGGAGTAAGTAATTATGACACAAGCAAAGATAAGACAAACCATCATGGACATCGTCCGGGGAGAAATGGCATACGCAGATCCAATGTCCAAGGTATGCTTGGAGCAGAACGAGCGTCATCCCGAAAAGTTTCCACTTGGAAGTACATTTCAATCAGCCGAAGAAGTTTTGGAGGATATCATTTCTGACTTGACATCATTGCAAAATGAGCTTAGAATAGAGTCTTCTTTTCAATCAGCACAACTCTAACAACAAGGAAAAAAATCATGGGATTAGATCAATACGCATACTCACGACCACCACGCAAACGCAACTCAGATAATGACATTCAAATTGCAGAATGGCGAAAGCATAATCGCTTGCAAGGATGGATGCAAGACCTTTGGGAAAGTAAGGGTTGCCCAAACGAAGACAAGTATGGTGACGATGACGATGACGATGCCGAAGTTCTTTTTAATTGCGTTCCCTTGCAATTAACGGAAGAAGATATTAATTCTCTTGAAGATGCGATTCTTAATTTCGAGCTTCCCGAATCAAATGGATTCTTTTGGGGTTCTGATTCTTATTTTTGGACTGACGAAAACGATGAACCTCATTCCGATAACGATTATTGGTACAAAGAAAGCGATTTGCAATTTGTCAAGGATGCTCGCAAGGCACTAAAAAAGAAACACAGAATTTTTTACTCTTGTTGGTATTAATGCTTGACTTCCACCAAAAACCTGCCATACTTAACATTATGAATATGATACTAGACACACCACAACAAATTAACGCATTCCGATTAAGAACTATCGCAAGAGGAATAAAGCTAGAAATGAGAGGACTAAAGATGTCGAGAGGCAAATCTTGCTATTCGATTGCGAAATCAGAATTTGGTTTTAAAGGCAATCGGCAGTCCGTTCTCGATCAACTTCTCAACAAAATGGAGGGGTTAAAATAATTATGAATAACTACATCGAAGCAGTATGCGAAGGCAAACCTCTTGACCTTCCAAGTTTTAACGAAGACTCCGAGCAATGGGAATTGTATTTCGAGGAGTCGCCAACATCGTGGCATCCATATAGTCAAAGAGATTTAATAGCAGTTAGTTTTGACTCAGCAGATCAAGCGTGCAACGCATACAACCACTACAACCAAGGATAAGAAAATGAATACAACAAGAATCGCAACTCTTCGCACTAAAATTCGTAACATGGGTTACGCTCTTGCTCAAGCAGAAATGCGTGGGCTTGGAGGCAAAGGTTTATTCTCTCAAAAACTTGCACATAATTTGCTCCTTAGTGAGCTTTATTTGCTCGAAAAAAGAGTTTAGTTAACTTGGGACCCGTAGCTCAGTTGGTTAGAGCGTCCGACTCATAATCGGAGGGTCCTCGGTTCAAGCCCGAGCGGGTCCACCAAGCTTACCTAAATCACTTGCCACCAAGGACTTACGCAAAAAAGTCCTGGGCGGTTTTTCCTAAGTCATTGATATTCATATACTTACAACTATTTTAATTTTATGAAAAAAAAGGGTTGACATGACATCATTTTCTGTCATACTAGTATACATCAAGACGATAACTGAACTTAAAAAAAATTAGTCGAAACAAAAAAAACTTAATCGAAGAAAAAAAAGCTTGACAAAAACTAAAAACTTTCGTATAATTAAATCTTACAAAGCGATAAACCAAAACTAAAAAAACTATGAATAAAAAAATTGATCTCTCCGTATGTGGCACAAAACGAATCGACTTTAGCGAAGTAAAGTCCGTACAGACTCCCGAAAAAACTGAGTCTTGGCAACCAATCGGTCATGCGTTCCTTGCAGATCGTGTTCAGAATCAAATCCAAGAAAATGGTTGGGAAGTTGTAGACACTTATCATTCACTTCATCGCTTTGGTCAGCGTTACTTTGGACTCTTCCACATCAAGAACACAGGTTCCGACTCCAAGGATCGTGGCACAATTCTTGGACTTCGCAACTCGCATGATAAATGCTTTCCTGCAGGTTTGTGCATGGGCAACGCTCCATTTGTTTGCTCCAACCTTATTTTCACCAACGAAGTAGTTCTCGCAAGACGACACACAAAAAACATTCTTAATGACCTTTCTCAAGTGATCGCAAAGACTCTCGGCAAGATGACTGAGACATGGAAAAGCGATGAGCAACGGATCAAGGCATACAAGAAGTATAAGCTCAACAATACACAAGCCCATGACCTCGTCATTCGTGCTTACAAGAATGGAGCGATCAGCAAGGGTAAAATCGCTGATGTTGTCGAGCAATGGGATAAGCCCGAACATGACGACTTTTCCCCTCGGAATCTGCATTCATTGTACAATGGCTTTACTCATGTTCTTAAAGGTGGAGTTCATGCTTTACCGAATCGCTCTCTCGCTCTTCATGGAGTTCTCGATTCAGAAGTCGGCTTCTCTAAGTAATCAATCTAACCTAAACAAAAACCTAACAAAAATTAAAATTATGAAAAATCAAGCAAAACTCAAAAATGTAGTTGAAAATCTCAGAGGACGATTCGTTTCTCTTCTAGTTAAACAAGGGGAGCAACGCAAGGTCTTCTCGGCAAAAGTCAAGAGTGTTACTGCTCGCCATGTAATGTTTTCGGACATGAATGGAGCGAATCGTCGAGTCAATCGTCGCCATGTTCTTCGAGCGACTTGTGCAGATAAATCCTTTAAAAGGTCAGTGAGCCTAGGTTAATTAGTCAATCTGCGTAGCGGAAAGATTAATGATTGCCCCCCGATTGGGGGGCTTTTTTGTGCCCACATTTATTATTGCATAAGTCGTTGAGGTTCAAGAGGTTAGGGAAAACCGGCCTAGGCTTTTTTGCGTAAGTCGTTGATAGTCAACGAGTAACGTCATAAAGTTTTTTTAATTTTATTAATTTTAGGGTTGACTTACCTCTATATGATGTCATAATTATACTCATGAAAGACGAACAAGCAAAGCAAAGAATGAAACAATTTCAAGAACTTCCCTCTAATACTATTTCATGGGAAACTTTCAAGAGATTGCTCGGACAATTCGGTACAGAAAAAGGAATCGAAAAAGCAAAAAACATTATTAAAAAGCTTGACAGAAGCAACTAATTCAACCATAATTAAGACATGATTAAAACAACACTTCTCACATCAGGTAACCAAAAGATTCTCAAAGGCGAGAAATTAGGTTACATCACAAAAGGCATTCACCTTGCCCCAGCAAATCTTTCAGGCTACGAAACTTGCCAATGGCGTTCTAAAGGTTGCACAATGTCTTGTTTGAATACGGCAGGTCGTGGTCAAATGGGATCTGTTCAAGATTCACGCATCAACAAAACAAAATTGTTCTTTGAGAAGCAATTTGATTTCCTTGCTAAACTATCCAAGGAAATTAGCTCTTCAATCAAGTCGGCTCAAAAGAAAAGTATGAAGGCTGTATTTCGCCCTAATCTTACAAGCGACATCATGTGGGAATCTGTTTTCTTCAACGAAGGCGAGCCAAAAACAATTTTTGACAAGTTTCCCGAAACTCAATTCTATGATTATACCAAATCATTTAAAAGGATGTCAAGCTTTCTCGGCAAGCCTTTCCTAAAGAATGAAGAAAAATTTCCTTCCAATTATCATTTGACTTTTAGTCGTTCAGAGAATAACGACAAGAAATGCGAAATGGTTCTTTTAATGGGTGGTAATGTAGCCGTTGTATTTCGCAATCAATTACCCAAAACATGGAAAGGTTTTGAGGTCGTCAATGGTGATGAAACTGACTTGCGTTTTCTTGACAAGAAAGGTGTGGTCGTTGGCTTGATCGAGAAAGGTATGGCAAAGAAAGACGCAACAGGATTTGTAGTAGAAGGGATAGACTCATGAGTGAAGCATATTACGAATCAGCCGAAGATTTAATGATTAGCCAAGCAAGAGCGTTTGAAGAACTCTCAAAGCATGGTTGCCAAGATATTCACCAATTCATTTTAGACATGGGTGACAAAGAAGAGTATAATGCACAAAAAGTGTTAGAATGGTTAGGGTACTGATATGATTAAAGTATTATTATTTACATCAATTTTATTAACCTTTAGTGCATATATTTTATTATGTATTTATGCAGATGTCATAAACTGTTGGTTATGAACTAGTTAGGGCAAAAAGCCCTGGGCGGTTTCGCGCAAGTCATTGAGCATCAAGAGCTTACAACTATTTTTATTTTTTTTCATTTAGGGGTTGACTTAGTTCGAGATTCTGACATACTTATATTTATAGTTCTTTAATAGTTCAGATCATTATGTCCTCTTAGCTCAAGTTGGTAGAGCATCAATCATTCCGCAGTATACTAGTTAAGTCTGCAACCAATTGATCATTGGTAACGATTGAAGATGTGGGTTCAAAGCCCACAGGGGACTGCTCTTTTTGTAGATGCGAAAGCATTGAACAACGAGGCGTCAGCACACGCCTACAACCCTTCGGGGAGAGAAAAAGAGGTACATAAAAAGACTTGACACCACAAAAAAATCTGTCATACTAATACTTATGAAGGCGAAAAAGATAAAACTCAGACATCAAATCCTTTTCACTAAGGCTCGACCTTTCAAGATGAAAAACAAAATTCTTGATAGGAAACTAAAACACAAAACAAAATTAAACTATGTATCTTAATGACCCAAACCACTTGCAAGTTCAGGATGTTGACTCGCTAGAAGCAAACGAATTAGTTATGGCATTCATTCACGACAACATGATCGAACCAATGACCGACAAGAATATGCTTGACAACGATCAGCTTTCAATGTTGAATGTTATTGGTGGAGCATTAAAAGCTATTGCACAAAAAGCACACGCTTATGAAACTCTAACCGAATCGCAAGACTCATCTCATTATCGCAACTAAATGAACGAAAAAAAACATCTAATTACCAAAAGCAACGATGGTTGCGTAATAATTATTAAAGCCAAGAAGAAGACCGAGCAAACAGATGTGTTCATTTCCAACTCAACATTTAAAAAGAACATTGAAAGTAATACATTTGTTAAGCACGCACATTTAACCTATAACGACAACCCAATCTACATTTACCACGAAGACCTTTAAACTATGCAAGACAATAAAGACATGAGCTATAACGGATGGAGTAACCGAGAAACTTGGAACATAGCATTATGGATCCAAAACAATGAATATTATTATGTAACCGCAAAGAAGTGCGGAGACTATGAAACCTTTAAGAGGGTCGTGTCAGATGAGGAAACTCTTGACGGAGTCAGATGGGACGATGCACTTGTAAATATTGAAGAGATAAACACCGAAGTAATCAACGAACTATGAAAAAAAGAACTTACCAAGTATTAAAGAGCGGAAAAGCAATGGGAATCATTGGCAACCTCGATTACATCATCAATGTAATCCGAAGTCTAGAATCAAACCTTGGCAAGGCAATAACTCACTCGCCTTTTACTATTGGCTTGATAATGGAATAGCCAAACTTAAAAGTTAAATAGGTTAAATACAAATACAGTTTTCCGGGCCCCAAATACAAAAAAGCCAAATATAAATACAGTAAATAATAGAATAGTACAATAATTACATAAGTCGTTGATTATTAACATTTTATAAAAAGCCCTAGGCAGTTTTCCCTAAGTGATTGAGTATCAACGAGTTATGAAAAAACTCCCTGGGCTTTTTGCCCTAAGTCTTTGAGTATTAATGAGTTAGGGGAAAAGTCAAGCTCCGATACTCAGCGATTGACCTATTCCCCTAAAACACTAAAACATCATGTGCTTAATCTGTGTTATCAGTCAACGCTCTGAATAAACCTATTAATCCTCCTACGACCATAATTGTTAGTATATCCACTTATGCGATTGACTTATTGTCTTCAAAGATTTCCCTCATTAATGGGCTAACTACTTGCATATCTCGCAAGTTTTCATCATTGTCGAAGTCGTCTTCATCGTCTGCCTTGTCGTGACTAGATGCCAATTCTGAAACCTCGTCTGTGATTTCTCGCTTTGATACATCAAGTAAACCATGTTCAAGGATTAAGTCTTCAGCTAACTTTTCAGCTTTCAAGTCTTCAATTTGAAGAGCAAGAGAAGCCGAGACTTGTGCGTTATTATTTGCAACTGCGTTGCGTATTGATTCGATTCTTTCGAGTTCTGTCATAATTGTATTCTAGTTGTTTTAATTGATTGAGTCAAGCCTTAACAAGCAAAAAGTGAGATTAAAAGCATTTGGGCTTTTGCATTCGATTCGATCTCGTCAAGTTGCATTTGAGCATTCATGACTATTTGCTTAGAGCCTGTATGCCCTGCGTCTGCTTGTGGTTGGTGGTTTGCGATTAAATCGGTGAGTTCTTTTATTTTATTCATAGTATTGATATTATAGGTCTTAGGTTGTTGTGTCAAACTTATTTTTTAATTTCTTTAAAAAGTTTACGGATTTCTTTGATGCGTTCGAGCATTCCCTCGATAGTCATTTTTTCAGTTAGAGTCCGAGGAGCATCTGATTTTTCTTGTGCCATGTAGTTGAGAAAATCAATCGATCCTTCAAGTTGTGCTAGAGCAGTACCGAAATCGATTTCGTTACAGAGTTGTTCTTTTGTTTTAATCATATCTTAATCTAATGTATTTAATGGATTGTGTCAAACTTTTTTTGCAGTAAGTGGTAAATCTTTTGCTAATTGAATATTTCTTTCGTCATCATCGAAGAACCAAATTTTATCGAAGTTTTCAATTATTGATAGTAAAACTTTTCTTTTTGACTTTGCGATGTCTGAGCCTTGAGATCCAACGCAATGAATTTCTTTTGCAGTGATGAAGTTATGACCCAAGAATTCAGCTATTGCAGAAGATGCAGAGCTTGTTCTTGCCGTTAAGATGAAAACAGAATGACCTTCGTTGAAAACATCTTTCGCCAAGTCTATTAATTTTGTTGGTGTTCCGTTAAGAATAAAACTTGATTTGTCAAAGTCTGAGAAGTCGAACCATTGACCATCTTTTAGCTTTGCGTCATTAAACCCTTGAGGAGTTAAGCTTGCAACGCATTCATTTTGTTCACTCATGACATGAACCTTTGCATCTGTGAATGCTAAAGTATCATCAAAGTCGAAGACAAAAGCTTTTGTTTTATTTTTAATCATACTTAAACATAAGGCATAACCAAGCAAAACGCAAACTTTTTCTCACTTACCTTTCAACTATCTTTTTGCACAATCCTGTTGCGATTTTGTTGCGAAGTTGGCACGGAATCTGTATCAATTCTGTTGTAAGTCGTTGCTATTCAACGAGTTGCGGAAAACCGCCCAGGGATTTTTTCCCTAAGTCGTTGATGTTCAAGACCTTACGAGATAACTGACTGCACAATCCTACGGCAGGATAGGGCACAAAAAAGCCCACATAGTGGGCTATTGCATAGGTTAACTATGTGGGAGTTTAAGTTATATTTTCATTAAGTTCTTGGATGAGATAGACAAAGAGACTTGACGAGCTTCGCCTCTCATTATTCCTTTTGAAGTGCTCCATCTGTTTTGCATGGAGGTATTACTCACAAAGAATTTGCTTTTGATCTTTGCATTTATATTTTTGACGAATTGGCGAGTTTCTTCTATTGTGTTATCTCTGTCTTTAACGAATTCAGAGGCTTTCTTCCAAGTGTTAAAATGTTTTAGTAAAGAATTATCAGCTTTGATTTTGATAAATTTAATATCTACAAGATTGTCGGGCGTTCCATCGTAAAGCCCAATCACTATAACCAAGCCATCTTTAAGGCATTGCATTTTTCTTTCAAGGTCGCCAAGCATTATAACAGAAGATTTAATGTTGTAGTATTTTACTTCCCAATCTGCAACCCAATCAGATGGAACATTTCCCTGTGCAACGATCTCTTTTGGAAAGTCAACCTTGGACTTGTATTGATCATATTCGGGAAAGTCGAAGTGATCAGCGAGGAACATCTCCAAACTTTTACCATGTCCTGTTTTACTGCGAGGGCTTGAGTTTGTTGCAAATTGAGAGATTCGATTCATTTGAGTTTTAGCAATTTTCATTTTATTTATTTTGTTATTTATTATTAATGTTATAAGTAAGAGAGTATAGTATTTTTTATAAAGGTCAAGCTTTATTTTTAGTTATTTTGCATTGCAACTTTATCCTGTAAATCCCATTCTGCAAGCCAATCTTGATTTTGTCGTAGTAAGTCTTTGGAGATTGCAACAATTGCCGGATCGCTCTCGTTTCTGATAACTTCTTGATGAAAGAAGATATCGGCTTTAACTTTTTTGAGAAGTGTAATTCCTTTGTCCATATATACAACATAAAGGAAAAGCCGGCAAGACACAAGCTTTTTCTCACTTACCTTTCAACTATCTTTTTGCACGATTCGACTGCGATTTTGTTACGAAGTTGGCACGGAATCTGTATCGATTCTGTTGTAAGTCGTTGCCGTTCAACGAGTTACGGAAAACCGCCCAGGGATTTTTTCCCTAAGTCGTTGGTATTCAGTTACTTACGAAAACTTATTAGTCAACTAAGATGAGAGGATCGGGCAGTGGGGTATGAGCTACATAGTCGGCAAGCTCATTTTGAGCTATCTTATCAAGTTCTATTTGTGCGTTCATAACATACATTCTTGATAGAATAGACCCATTTTTCGCAGGCTCGGCGTGATCGTCAATTATTTTTTGCAATTTTTGTTTTTCGTTCATAATTTTATTTACTTGAGAGAATCGGGGCTTTTGTTTTAGCACTTAATCTTTTTGCGATTCGCAAGGCTTTAGCGTGAGATTTCGCTCCATCAATTAATTTGCCATTAAAGACAACATTGAACCAATTAGCAAAGTTAGGGTTAGGATGTACATTTATCATTTTATTATTAAAGCAGTTTTTTAAGTTTTACGCAAGAAAAAAGATAATTTATTTTTCCCAAATTTGTTGGATGTAGTATTGAGCATTATCGCCATCTTTGCGTTGGATGCTTGTTTGAAATTGCAACTTTGGTTGAAGCGTGCGAATCATGCGAGCAACTTTTCGCCTTACTTCGTGCTTGTCTTCAGCTTCTATAGTGATTGCGTGATGTGTCTTGTCTATGTCGATGTATGACTTGGTATTGCTATTCCATAAGGAAATTGCTTCGCCATCGAGGGAAGAGACATGAACGCTTGCTACGAATGTTTTATTCTTTATCATATATACAATTTAATCTAGTTTTGGTTGAAAGTCAAACTTTATTTTACTTTTTTTTTCTTATTATTGAAAGACAACATTAAAACGGAATTGATTGAGACCTTCGTCTCGCATGATCTTATCAAGATGCGATTGACTTGATGCAGTCCGAACCCTTGGGCGATCGTTGCCGTTTGAGTCGATGCCTTGATCGAAGATTTTTACTGAAGTATGGGTTGACCATTCTTTTATTCTAACTTGTATTTTATTCATATTATTTAATTTATTAAAGATTAAGCGTTTCGCTCCATTGATCTAAAACCAACTCTTTCCTCAAGCTCGATCATTTGAGCGTTGTGTAAATGGAGCTTCCACTCTTTGAGATCTTTCTCAAGTCGGGCGATTTCTAAGGAATCGGTAGCGTTACGGATGTCTGTTTCAGTTTCTCTGATACGGAATTTTATTGATGATGAATTCATATTATTTTATTGTTATTATTTAATTTATTCTATACCTAAAGGTAACATAGTTCGGGCGTAATTGCAAACTTTATTTTGATTTATTTTGCTTTATTTCTTGGAAAGCTTTTCTTGCCTTTTGTACTGCGTTCAACGCGTCAAGAATTGTTATGCCTTGCGTGATTGTACCTTTCCAATCGGATAAATTTGACTCACGAGCCAAGTGGTTCAAGTTGCCTTCAGCTTCAGCCAATGCCAAGCCAAGGTCGAGATCCAAATTCAATTCTTGTTTTATTTCTTCAACTTTATTATTCTTAATCATATATACAATGTATCAGACAAAACGGCAAAACACAAGCTTTTTCTCACTTACCTTTCAACTATGTTTTTGCACAATCCTGTTGCGATTTTGTTGCGAAGTTGGCACGGAATCTGTATCGATTCTGTTGTAAGTCGTTGCCGTTCAACGAGTTACGGAAAACCGCCCAGGGATTTTTTCCCTAAGTTGTTGGCATTCAAGAACTTACGACAAGACCGACTGCACAATGCTATGGCAGGATAGGACACAAAAAAGCCCACATAGTGGGCTGTTGTATAGGTCAACTATGTGAGAGCTTAGAATACTAGAGGATCGGGCAACTTATTAGGCGATGCGAACCAATCGGATGAGTCAATCACTTGACCATTTAGTACAGGCTCGAATTTGAATTGGCAAACATCTGCATTCGCTATACCATTGACGCGTTCGCGTGTGGTGGGCGTGTTCCATCCTGCAAGCGACCAACGCACCAACCCGTCAGGGTCACGCTTGACAATCGCGTTGCCATGTAGCCAAACGGTTTGCCCGTCTGTGCGTGTATTGCCTACCTTTAAAGATGTGCCGTTATTAAAGGCTTGTTTGATTTGTTGTGTTACTTTTCGCATGATTCTATTATTGTTATTATTAATCCTATTATGGCAGATAAAATGATTGTGTCAAGCATTAAGCGAATAAAGGATGGATTTTAATTTGCCAAGGCATGAACGCAACACGCTTTTGTGATCGATAAAGACGGCAAAGAACTTGCTTGCCTAATCGGTCATTAGTGAATTCTTCGATCACTTGGTAAGTGTTATTATCTTTTGCGAGTACGATATCATTTTTCTTATACATATTATTTTATTATTTTATTGTTATTATTTAATTTATCTTATACATACAATGTAACACATAAACCAAGGAAACGCAAACTTTATTTTACTTTATTTTCGTTATTATTATTTTTAAAAAGATCTGTTTGCTTGTCAGTGATAGACCGAAACATAAGGAAGAAAGGAAACAGCCAAGGAAGGATTAAAAGAAGTATATCGTAATTCATATTATTATTTTATTATGTTTATTTTTAATTATTTTACAAGCTCGAGGATTTCTTGGCAAGCGTCGACGCAACCTGACTCCCAAAACAATTCGGGATCTTGTATTTCAGATACAACTTTTTCGGACGACAACTCAGAAGGAACCGAGACGACTTCGCCAAGCCCAAGTTTGCCACCAAAAGCTTCTGCCAAGTTGTCGCAAGCACGATCATTGCAACCTTCGTCAGCGTCAGCAAGTATTGAAAAGAGAGAGTTTATTTTATTTTGTGATAATTTCATATTATTTATTTTGTTATTTGTTAAAGTGTTTTAATTAATCTTATATATACAATCTAACATATTCTGACCAAAAGTCAAGCCTGAAGCAAAAAAACTTTGTGTTGTAAACTATTGATTATTATATACTTACGAAAACATAGAAAAAAAAAGTGAAAAAAGTTTTATTTATTAGGTATTCTGTACCCCCTCCCCCCCCTGTGACCCTACCCATTAAATGAATTCATTTTTTAATTGTATTGTGCACAAAGTGCGGGGGGTGCCTTTTTTCAATATGAAAATGAGTCTAATAAATTATAACATATTCGTCGATCCAAAAAAAATCCGGCCACTATTAAAAAATAGTGTATTTTTATATAATCAAATGGCTCGAAAACGTAAAAAACCCGAGATAACAGATGAGGACGAGATCAAGAAGATCGCATCCTCTCTGCATAAAAGAAACGTCAAGCTGAAAAAACTAAGCCTAACTGACAAACAACTAGCTTTATTAAAAATAATATTTGATAAAGAAACAAGTATCGTATTCATCAGTGGCCCTGCGGGCACAAGTAAAACTTATATAGCAATATATGGAGCATTACAATTATATAATATGAATAATGAACGCGGCATCACATATGTTCGCACAATCGCAGAAAGCGGAGAAAAGAGCCTTGGCTCGCTTCCTGGAGAAATGGCTGAAAAGATTAATCCATATATGATGCCAATGAACGAAAAGCTTGACGAGCTTTTGGTTCCTGGTCAGGCTAGTAATTTGGTCGAAGCAAACATCATCAAAGGAATGCCTGTAAATTATCTTCGCGGCGCCAGTTGGATGGACGAAATCGTAATCGCGGATGAATCGCAGAATTTCACATTCAAAGAGCTTACCACACTCATGACCCGACTTGGTCGCGGCAGTAAATTGATCATTTGCGGCGATCCTATGCAAAGCGATATCAATGGAAAAAGTGGCTTTGCAGATATGTACTCTATATTCAATGACGAAGAAAGTAAAGAACGAGGAATTCATACATTTCATTTTGGAGCAGAAGATATAATGAGAAGTGAAATATTAAAATATGTAATAACAAAAATCCAAAATAAAAAATGAACGAAGAAACATATCTGCCAAAAATAGAAGTTAATGAACAATTAAATTCATTAAGTCAAGTTGTAGATTGGGGATTACTTCAGTCAAATGTTCCAGAAACTTGGAAGATTACTCAGGGCGAAGGAATTACCGTACTGGTGATTGATACTGGATTCCCTGACCACATCGACATCGGGGATAATGCAATTCGCGGCAAAAACTTTATTCCAAACGAACCTCTCGAGGACGAAAACGGACATCAAAGCCATTGCGTTGGAATTATCTGCGCAAAAAACAACGGAGTCGGCATGGTCGGCGTCGCGCCAAAAACAAAAGTTATTTGTGTTAAAGCATTAAGTAAAGCTGGCGGAGGAAGTTACAAGGGCCTTGGTGATGCTCTTGATTATGCTATTGAAATAAAGCCTGACATTGTATCTATGAGCTTAGGAGGAAGCTCTCCATCTTCTTTTTTACATAATAAAATAAAAAAATTATATGAAATGAATATTCCTGTTGTTTGCGCTGCGGGAAACACTGGCGAAGGCGGAGTCAATTGGCCTGCCGCATTTGACGAAACAATCGCAGTCGCGGCGCATGACAAATTCGGCAACGTTGCTAATTTCTCTTCTCGCGGCGAAAAAGTAGAGTGGGCGGCACCAGGAGTAAGTATATATAGTACATTTTTAAACAATTCATACGCAAGCTTAAACGGAACATCAATGGCATGTCCATTTTTAGTAGGAGTAATTGCTCTTATGTTATCAAAACATAAAAAACAAGAAAAAACAGAAAATAAAAACGACTGCAAAACTGTAGCTCAAATAAGAGAACATTTATTAAAATATACAAAAGATAAAGGCGAAATTGGCAAAGATAATAACTGGGGTTATGGCATAATTGATGTTGAAAAACTAATCAAAGGAGAGCATCCCGAGCCGAAACCCGAGCCTAAGCCAGAGCCGAAACCCGAGCCTAAGCCAGAGCCGAAACCCGAGCCGAAACCCGAGCCGAAACCCGAGCCGAAACCCGAGCCAGAGCCTAAGGCCCCAAAAAAGAAGTCTTCAGTGATTTTAATTGGATTTGCTATAATTGCTGCTATTATAGCTGCGATCACTGCATACAACTCCAAAGAGCCAGAATTCGATTTTGATAAAAAATACGAAAACGAAATAAAAAAATAAAATGGCTAAATTCAAAGGTCCAAATGATGGTTCAATTGGAATCGGGGAGTTTACCCTATGGTTGAACGACAGATTTCAGGGGAATTTTAGCCCAAAATATACCGTAAGTTCTTTATTTGAGGTTTGCGAGAATAATGGAGCGACTCTTGGGCAAGGGGATTTTATTAAGCCTCACTCGATGAGCGAGCTTTATGAAGCTAAAGCAGGTTATGAAGCTTGGGAGCATGATCAAATACCTATTTTTTCCGGCCTACCTTGGTCGACCTTAAACGAGCCTAGACAAAATCACACTACAGAAGTTTTCTCCGCGCCTCAGCATCATGAAAATACCGGCGCTATTTATAACGGCAACGGACGTTGGGTGACTTATACCGTTCGTTCTTATTATCAGGATTCAAGCACAACATCTTTTGCATCAAGAGGTAATCCAACAAGAGATGTATTTTATATACCACAATTGCCAGAAGTAGAAGCTGTTAGTCTTCCTGTCTATACTTTTAGTGTAAATGCGTGGATTGATTTGTCGTGGTTTATCAAACCATCTATGGGCTCGGCGAGTGGGGGCATTTGGGGAGGTATTTCCGTATCTATTTCTCCACAAAGAGATGGCCCATGGAGATTTTTTAATACACCGCTTGGCCAAAGCCCTAGCGGATTTAGCACAGAACTAGGCGCTGAGGATCAAGTCGGAACTACGTCAGCAACGTATTGGGTTTGGGATACTGCTCAAACGAATAGCGCCTGGTATAGGGATAATTCTTGGATGTTTGTTGATCCTATTCCCAGCGAAGCGAGGACAAAAATATTCAAGGAGGCGTATTTATATAATCTTGAAAAAATTGTTTTCCATAAATACCCCTATGGATTTGGGGCCTTTTCTCAGCCGTATGACTTTTACAACAGAACGAATCGTTTTGCCATAGGCCAAGGAGAGCTGTTTGATGATGCTCATTTGGATCTTAACATGAACCTTTCTGATGAAGAAAATCATAAATTAAAATTAGTTGATCCCGGAATAGACATTACAGATTCAGCTGAAAGAATTTTAGTAAGTAATAAGGATATTAAATTTGCTGCAGATACTCATGGAAGTTGGGATGGAATGTACGAACAAACCTGGATGATAAAGACGAGCGAGTCTAATGGTATCTCGACTGATATTATAACTTGGTATTCAGATGCAGTTAATCATGGCCAGGGTTATTTTGAAGTGTGCGCAGGTAATGCGCTGAAATATCATATCGAACGCCATGAAGGTAATATGGGAATCGTCAGCTACCAAGTAGTGAATGAAGACGGAGGCGTGGAATTTGCATCAGGAAGCTCGAATACAACTTCCGGCATTGCAAGTAGGAAAGCCGACGCGATTGAATTTTGGGAGGAAAAACACTACACAAAGCACGATTACTATATGAATAATGCTAACTACGGCTTCCCAGATGGTTTTGATATGGGTTTTTATTTAAAGGGAAGAGTCGCACATAAAAAAAGTTGGACTGCCTGCCAGAATTTTAAATGGAGAGATGATGGAAATGATTATAATGCAATACCTTGGAATGGCTATGGTAGTCTATTCGTGGAAGGTCAAAGTAATCATTCTCACTATCGGCGCTCTATGCTTCATTACGGTTGGAGAAACACTCGTTTTTGGACAGACTGGAGTAACTACGATGGACAGGCTAGTTATCAGCCGAATCAATATGTTAGATTTAATTCAGGAATTTGGAAAAGCAAAATCATCACTCCTGCGGGAAATCCCCCTGTCGATTGGCCTAATGAAAAGAATCAAGACGGATCTATTAAAGAAGAAAATAATTACTGGATCAGAAGTGCCGATCTCACGCCTGAACATAAATTCCTTCCCGCTCATGGACAAGCTTCACAAGGGCTTAGGCTTAATGTTGATTACATGATAGATTTAGCGGTTGAAGAAAAAGTTCAAATAGAAATGGCTGCAAGATATTGGGAGAAAATTATCACAACACGTATGGATATTGATGTTCATGTTTTACCACAATCGAGAAGTATTGGTGTGGGAGGCGTTCTCGCTTCCGCTGGCCCCTTGAACGAATTCTCAGAGCCGTATGGCTTAAATTATCAATATGCTAGAATAACTAAAATGGCTGTCTTTCTTGATACCGAAGATCTGTATGGGGTGGGTGCCCAGGGGAATACTCTTATAAACAATCCAGTCGTAAGCGGAGCTACCGGATTATTTTATGTCGTACTTCATGAAATTGCGCATGGTTTAGGGCTTGGAACGATGTGGAATTGGAGTGGCAGTTATGGATCTGGGAATACAGTAGGTAATTACGGCGATAGATATCAATTCATAAAAACAGATCAATATGGAGCTCAATATACTGGAGCTAATGTTTTAAGAGAATATAAAGCAGCAGTAGATGCTGCCACTCAAATTGAAGTTTATAATCCATTAACTTACAGTTTTCAGATCAATGATATTGGTCAACACCGGAACGATTTATATACAGACGGAGTACCTGTCCAGGAAACTGGTACAGAAAATACCTTATTTTCCATAGATTATGGAGGGCATTTTGCTGAATATGCAAAAAGATCTGGTAATAAAATTAATCCAACTTTTGGAAGAGAAATAATGAGCCCCTTTTACGACTACGATAATGCCCCAATTTCAAAACTAACTCTCGCGGCATTACAAGATTTAGGTTATAGTGTCAACTATGTTTACGCTCAGCCAACTCCACTTTTAACGGGATATTCGAGTGCAGAGTTTTGGACACATTATTACTACAATAAATTAACTTCCGCCCAGCGAAGTCAATACGCAAGCCTTCAAGCTTTCATTTCTGCACAAACGTTCTCTTCCGGAGGGCAATTAAACGCCTCTCCAGATTTAAAAGTAAAAACTAGGCGCTGTTGTTGCGGTGCACTTCATTAAGAATGCAATTAATTATAGAGTCTTGCTTAACAGAACCGCCTAGTGAAATTTCGTGCTTTCGCGATGTTACATTGTACGCAAAAACTTATATTTTTGATGATATTTTATTGTTATGCCCAGAAGGTACTCGTAGTCAATACTGGACTTGGATAAAAAATTACGGAGCTCACGATTTTGTTTCTCAACTGATTACCCCAAACGAAAAAGAGCCCGGATACAGCATTGGAACTGCACCGGGCTTCAATATTATTACAGATCGTATTGCCTGCAACAATTTAAATCAAATTCTTAGCTCGTTACTTCGGTTGAAGGGGTAACTTCATTTACTGCTTGTTCTGCAACTTCTTCGGCCTTCTTGGTGGCTTCGGCGAGTAATTCTTCAACTTGCTCATCTTTCAATTCCGCGACTTGCTGTTTTGCTTGGTCAAAGGCTTTATTTTGTGATAATTGAATCAGCGCGTTTAATGATACTTGAGATAAAGCTTCTCCAAGAGTAGCTCTCGACAAGAACTCATTCGCGATAATGACTGTAGCATTTTGGCGCTCAGCCGACACTTCTTCAGTTTGGGACTCTGTATTTTGATTGTTTTGATCTGTCATATTTATATATTATAATATTTACTGGGTTTTTAAATTTTTATTTTTAATAGGATTGTCGTATCTGTTGTATTGGTTGTTATAGTTTTGGTATGTGTTTATTATTAAAGCATCATAAAACAATTGCTTACTCATTGTTTCGATTTGTTGCTTCTGCTTTTTAACTACTTTATTCTGCTCCCACATGAACCACCCCATATAAAACAATAACAGTAAGACGCTTATTTTTGTTAATTGGCTGCTCATTAATGATTATAATATATATAAAAATAAAATCAAGTTAAATGAAAATTAATTTCATGTAAGAATAAAATATAAGAATAAAATATATTGTGCAGAATTTCTGCAATCATCTTTTAATAACTTTAATAGATTAAATGGATCCCTTTGCCCTTAAGTCTGAGCTAGCTACTTTTTCTTTTTGCCTTTGATTCTTTTTATTTCTCCAGGAAGAATCTTAATAACCTTGTCCGTCTGGTTTTCCATCATCATTTCGGCAGGGCTCGACCCATTTAGGTGCGCATTTTCTGCTTTTAGCCAGCATGTAGATTGATATGAGTTTAAATTTTCGCTTAACAATTTGAGTATTGACTTTTGTGACATGCAGTATATTACACTGAAATAAATATTTTTAAAATTTAACAAGTGTATATATATGCATGGGCCCAATCATTAATACAATTATTGGAGCGGGTATAAAACTCGCCTGCAACCTAATTAATTCTTGGTTGGATCAAAAAAGACAGGATCAATTAGCTTTGGCGGCTAGGGACGATAAAATGCTGCAAGCATTAATTGAAGGTCAAAATAAAAACTCGAGCGATCCTTTTGTGAAGGTGACAAGGAGAATTTTGTTTATGAGTATCACTTTTACGATGTGTTTTTTAATGATATATTATGCAATGAATCCTCACATAGTATATAATGTTGTTGTCCCAAAAGGCGACGGAGCAAAGTGGGGATTCTTTAGTTGGATATTCGGAGGCAAGGATTGGGAGATGGTTCAAATGACAGGGGGATTGATGCTCGCCTCCTTTATGGATCTATGCTTCATGGTTGTGGGCTTTTATGCTATTCCAAGCAAAAGAAGATGAGGTGTTTGTTTTTTGTAACGTTTTTGCTATGCTCTTGCAGCCCTAGCAAGAACTTTAGATCAAATCCAGCACCCGAGCCAGCTGCTTCTTCTGAGTTTAATGATATAGACAAGAACAATGATTTAATGATTTCTATCAGTGAATATCAAGGTTTAAAACCTGAACCTTACGATTACGAAGGCCCTGTTATGTGGTTTTTTATTATTTTATTTTTTGTATTTCTATTCTCTTCTGTTTTGGCGTATATCATTAATAGAAAATGAATAATGGATTAGACATAATTAGCGTGCTTACTGGCCTCATCTCTGCTGCAACTGCGGTATTAGGAGTCTGGATAAAGTTTAAACTTGACGAAAAAAAACATAAACAATTAAATTATGACCCCGCTTCCCATAGTAATATAATTACCGCCTTGCAGTATATAGCTAATGAAACTTCTGCGGATAGGGCTTACATATTAGAATTCCACAACGGAGATCAGTATTTCTCGGGCAGAGGTCAGCAAAAGCTTAGTTGCACATATGAAATCGTAGGAGATGGAATAAGCGTTGAATGCCAGAATCTGCAGAACTTAAGAATTTCCAATTTACATGGAATGATGGAGCCAATAGCTCAAGAAAAAACATTTGAATGTATTGATGTTGACAGCTACAAGGGGGACTTTTCCTTTAGAGCTTTTCTTATGAATAAAGGAGTCAAAAGTATGTTTGCTAGACCAATTAAGACCCTAAATGGCAAAATAATCGGCGTCATTTGCGTTGAATACGTTAAAGAGAACAGGAAGTGGAGCGAGGAAGCTGAGGAGTTTACAAAGAAGCAGTGCAGGGTAATTAGTGGTTATTTGATATAATTTTTTTTAAGGTTATAATATAACATGTCCTTCTCTTACTGTCCGCAATGCGGTTTTAAAAACATGTTTTCAATTCAGCCTCCCAAGTTTTGTGGCGGATGCGCCTCGCCCTTGGGGCTTTCTTATTCTAAAGCAAAGGGAGTAAATAAAACTTCCACCTCACGAGGTGAGTCTAAAAAAATTAGAAGCGCCCGATCAAGACGAGACTTAAGTGATGACGATCCGGACGGTTTGGATATATATGAAGTTCCGAACATATCCAAATTATCCTACTCTATTGAAAAAGATCGCAATAAGTTCAGCTTGAAAGATATAATTCCATTAGGCGAGATTGAGCACATAAAAGAAAATACCAAAAAAAGTGACGAATCCTAAGTCTTCTCAATTTATATACGAGGATAAGTCTGACGAAATTGATTTAGAGGTTAGAAAAAGGCGAGGTAAGTGGTTCTTGGATTCATTGGCCTGGTTTGATTTTGAGGATGTAGAGCAAATAATTAAAGCTCATATCCATAAAAAATGGCACCAATGGGACCAAAAGAGATCCTTGAAGCCTTGGATAAATAAAATAATAACCAATCAGATGAAGAATATCCTGCGAAATAATTACAGCAACTTCGTTAGGCCGTGCCTTAACTGCCCATTCAATCAATCTTGCGCGACTAAAGATGGAGGAGAGGCTTCGCTGTGCGGCTTTACGAAAACAGGGTTGCAAGACTCGTCGTGCCCTTTGTATTTGAAGTGGGAGCGTACGAAAAAATCTGCATACGGAATAAAAATGGCATTAGCTCTTGAGAATCATAGTCACGAAGTTCACTCAATGGAAGACCATAATTTCAATATCGTTGACGCTCAGGAAAAACTAAACAAATGCATGAAGAAAGCTCTTTCAGCTAAGCAATATATCGTCTACGATTTGATTTTTATAAAACATATCGACGAAGAAGTGGTCGCTGAAAAAATGGGTTACAAAACTAGCGAGAAGGGCCGAAAGGCGGGGTACAAACAAATAAAAAACCTCAAAAAGATATTTAAGCAAAAAGCTCAAGAAATATTGAAGACAGAGGATATAATTTCCGTTAGAGCTGTTACGCCATGGAGCTAAATGCAGAGCAAAGGCGAAGAGTCCAGGAAAGCTCTGAATCAATTTCGGATCTGACCGAATTAACCCGCATAGCGTTTCCTGAAGCAGAGAAAGTGGATGGCAGGAGTAAGGAAGGGCGCGCTGTAAGATCTTTTTTATCGGAAAATAAAATAACATACGAAACCAAGCACTTTGAGTCAAAGGAGGCGATAAGCTTGTCTGACGAGCAGAAAGAATTCACCACTCAGTCAATTAAGGACGGAATGAATTGTGGGCAGATCGCTGGGATCTTATTTCCCGATCTAAGGATCACTAAATTAAGCCAAGAATATCTTGCGGTTTTCCAGTATGTCGACAGTAGCGAAGGTATAAAGGTTCCCGCAATAGAGGACGCTATTCATAGAAGGTATTCTCCACCTAGAGCGGAAAGTAAAATAATTAAAAAAATAAACGACTGTTGCCAGCGAAAAATTAACGAAGATAAACTAACGATGTCTGAACGAAAAAGTATCGAATCTCTTGCCAATTTTTTGTCTTCTCCAAGATTTATACAGGTAATAAATACATACGACGGCCAGGAAGATCGAGACTTATTTGAGGCAGAATTTGTTAGAGCTACCTGGGACAAGCCTGACCTGAGCAACGACGAAATTAATTTATATATCAATGTGTGCATGGATTATATTCACTTAAAGAACATTCAGGGCGCCATGAATAAATTAAATAGAATGTTCAATGACGCAGAAGATCAACAAGATTTAACTGTCAGGCTCGCAGAGCTACTAAAAACCAAAAGCGAGGAGTATAATCAGTGCGAGAAAAGGATGGAGTCGCTGATTCAAAAGCTTCAGGGCGATAGATCTAAAAGGGTATCTTCTCAACACAAGCAAAACGCTAGCATTCTGTCCTTAGTGCAATTGTTTCAAGAAGAGGAGGAGAGGAAGGTGATGATTAAGATCGCCCAGCTTCAGAAAAAGGCGGCAAAAGAAGAGGCTGACCATTTGGAGTCCATGCCTGACTGGAAGGCTAGAGTGCTGGGAATATCTAAGGATGATGCTGTATAGTAAAAATTTAGCTTTACGATTGCAAAGTAAATAAAACAGTTCGTCAGCAATAAATAAGTATGAAGAAGGTTGTTATTAAAGATAAATATTTTTCACCACAACAGAAGGAGGACTCTCAATCTAAATTTAATGATAAGAATGCCCTGGGTTTTGCGTGGAGGCCTGGGCAAGAAGAATTTTCTATAGAAATAGATTCTTGCACTATAGACGGAAGGGGAGTGTCTGAAGGATTAAAACTTTCGTTCTGTAGAAACGTCTCGGTAAAAAACTCTTGTATACTAGGCGGCTACGAGGACTGCGTAGATATAGTCAGGGGAGAGAATATCTTTTTTGAAAATTGCACGTTCATATCGCAAAACTCAGCTCAACATATTACCTGTAAATCTGGAGTTAGGAATGTTAATTTTATAAATTGTAAATTTGTTAACCCTGTTAGAAACTGGTGGAATGGCGCCTGCATAGATTTAGGGAATTGGTCTGACTATGATGATGCAGACCGACCAAAGGTAAGAAATGTAAATATAACAAATTGCACTATGTCTAATAATTGTTTTTCAATATTATATAGGAGGCTTTATTCTGATAGTCCAAGCGTAATAAATAGTAGTGGTCTTAAGTTGAATATAGCAAGCGTATTTGTTAGGGCTTTTTGGTTCTTGCAGAGAAGGGGGATGTTAGGAGCTCGCAGGCGGTTTGACGAAAGCTGGTTGAAGGTTTACGATTTTGAATTATGAATATATGCAAAATATGCTCCAGCGAATTTGCTCAGTGCAAAGAGCTTCATTTTCATCTTAGATCTCACAAGATAACTCTTGCGGAGTATTATACAAAATATTTCCCAAGGTTTAATTTATTAACTGGAGACCCTCTTCCGTTCAAAAATAAAGATCAATATTTTGGGAAAGACTTTTCTTCTCGAGAACAATTAATGCAATGGTGTGACGCTGAAGATGAAGAGGTTGTGAAGAAATATATTCTGCAGATACTTAAAAGCAGAATAAAAGAAAAAGGCTTGAGGTTTGCCCCGTTTCATTTAGAGCTTGTCGTTAATGATATGCCCGGAGTAGAGGTGTATCAAAAATATTTTAAGTCTTATACCTACGCTTGTAAGGAAATTAACGCTTTACCGATGTTTCGCTCGAGGTTACCCAAAGAGTGGGACGATGAGGTCAATCCAGATACGCAGATTTTTATAGATACCAGAGAGCAGCAACCTTTGGAGTTTAAGAACTCCGATTTATTGAAATTAGATTTTGGCGATTATGCTGTTGGCGGGTCTGATTATGATTATACTTATGTGGATAGAAAGAGCGAGCAAGACTTTAAGTCTACACTGAGTAAAAATAGCTACGATAGGTTCAAGTCCGAGCTCCAAAGAGCTAGAGACTTTGATAGCTATTTGTTTATTCTCACTGAGAGCGATTTATTTAATTTAGAGAAGAATAATAAATGGGCCCCTCACAGATCAAACATGAAATATATTTATCACAATATGAGAGTCCTCGCTCATGAATTCGCGGGGAGTTGCCAGTTCGTTTTTAGCGGAAGTAGGGAAGAAAGTGAAAGGTTAATTCCAAAAATTTTAACATTAGGTAAGAAAATATGGGATGTTGATTTACAATATTACATAGATAACAAATTAATATAATGGCTTGGGAGACAGGAAAACAAATATCAAGAAGGTCCAAAGAGGATTTTAACAAAGAGCTTTTAAAGCTGACTGGATTTATCGAGGAAAAGGAAGCTAAAATTTTGCTCTATAAATTCTTAAGAGAAAACATTACTTTTACTGCTGACTTGATTAGTGGGGTTAAGCTGTTTCCTTTTCAGCATATGGCAATTAAGTCCATGTTTGAAACCGATTACTTTATGGGTGTGTGGAGTCGAGGAATGAGTAAGTCGTTCACTACAGCTATATACGCATACCTTGAAGCAATATTAAATCAAGGGGTTGAGATCGGCATCCTCTCCAAGTCTTTCCGTCAAGCGAAAATGATTTTCAAAAAAATAGAAGATATCGCTGCAAAGCCTGGCGCTCACTATTTATCTCAATGTATTACTCATAAATCCAAAAACAATGATGAGTGGTTGCTAGAAATTGGCAGTTCAAGAATAAGAGCTTTGCCTCTTGGTGACGGCGAGAAACTTCGCGGATTCCGTTTTCATAGGATTATTATTGATGAGTTTGCTCTTATGCCCGAACGCATTTATAACGAAGTTATTATTCCCTTTTTGAGCGTGGTTGAAAACCCGACACAAAGGGAGGAACTTTATAATCTAGAAACAGAGCTGATTGATACAGGTAAAATGAATGAGGGCGACAGGCACATATGGCCAAACAATAAGCTTATAGCTCTTTCATCTGCCAGTTACAAATTTGAATATATGTACAAAGCTTATGAGCAGTTCGAGAATTTGATCAAAACCGGGGGAGATAAAGAGTCTGACGCTCATAGGATTATTATGCAGTTTAGTTATGATTGCGCCCCGCGACAACTTTATGATAAAAATCTACTAGAACAAGCAAAATCTACAATGAGTCAAAGCCAGTTCGATCGAGAGTTTGGATCTATATTTACAGACGATAGTAGCGGTTATTTTAAAACATCAAAAATGGCAGACTGCACATTAAAAGAGGGAGCCTCTCCGACTATTGAAGTTGCTGGAGAAGTTGGCGCTAAGTATATCCTTGCGTTTGACCCCAGTTGGGCAGAAAGTGAAAGTAGTGATGATTTTGCAATGATGGTATTAAAATTGAACGACGAAAAGAAAATAGGAACAGTTGTTCATAGTTACGCTTTGTCTGGCGCGAATTTAAGACAGCATATATTTTATTTTCATTATTTACTTACTCATTTTAATATTGTATCTATTATTGGAGATTATAATGGAGGAGTTCAGTTTATAAATGCATGTAATGAGAGTAGCTTATTTAAGACTAATAAATTAAATATAAAATGTATAAATACAAACTTTGATGATATAGAAAATTATCAGAAGAAGTTGCTAGAGGGAAAGGGAGAGTATAACCTAGAAGATAAAACTATTTGTTATTTAAGGAAGCCTACAAGTCAGTGGATAAGAGTCGCCAACGAATTGCTTCAGGCAAATTTCGATCACCACAGAATATATTTTGCATCAAGAGCTATTGATGACGCTTATAACGAACAGAGGAACAAGAAAATCCCGATAAAAGATTTAAGTTTTCTAAAAACCTCTCAGAGTTTAGAGAGGCAGACTAATGCCGCAAAGATGATTGATTTTGTTGAACACCAGTTTGATATGTTAAATTTAACAAAAACTGAATGTTCTTTAATTCAGATATCAACTTCCGCAGGAGGCACTCAAACTTTTGACCTTCCTCCTAGTTTGAAGCGCCAGACCGGACCAGAAAAGGCTAGGAAGGACAGCTATTCAGCTTTGATACTTGGAAATTGGATGATTAAACTTTATTATGATATGATGAATGTAAGGACCCAGAATGTAAATTACACCTTTACTCCCATGTTTATAAACTAGGTGTATATTTAATTTAAATGACTACACCATACAAATACAAGACAACCTTCGATAATTTAGTTGTAGCTTCGAGCGATTTTAATGACACAAGTATCAGCCAAGCTTCTCTCGAATCACTAAGGCCCTTAATTCCTTCAGATATAGATTTAGACCGAAATATAGATTTATTAGCTGTTGCATTTAATGCTGCAGTTGTGAATAAATTTAATAAAAACGGAGACGGAATAGATAGCGAGACAGCTGTAGCTGTTAAGGATTATTTTATTCATAAACCTACGAATATTGAACATGATCGAGATAGGATTGTTGGACATATTGTTTCCGCAGGCTTTTCTAAATACGGAGACTCTTCTGAATTGATAAGTGACGAAGAAGCGCTGATGGATCAAGGATCTTACAATATCGCACTCGCTGCTGTGATTTATAGAACCGCAAGCAAAGAGTTTGCGGATCTGGTTGTTAATTCTACGGATGAATCAAGCGATTATCATAATACGGTTTCCGCAAGTTGGGAAGTGGGGTTTAATGAATATGTAATTTCTGTTGGAGGAGATGATCTTTTAGAATCAAGCATTATTTCCGATCAAGAGGAGATGAAGGCTTACTCTCCTTATTTAAAATCTTTAGGAGGTAAAGGACAATTGAAGGATGGAAGAAAAGTCAATCGCTTGATTGTTGGAGATATATATCCTCTAGGTATCGGTTTTACTTCCAACCCCGCAGCTGATGTGCAAGGCATAATTGCCGAGCACGGAGAAGCTCCTGCGCCTCGCCCAGAGAAAAGAGAGCCTATAGATAAAATAATTATAAAAAGCAAAAAAACTTCCCATTCATCTCAGAAAGATGTACTAAACAAAGAACCTAATAATAATTTAATTATGGACAAAGATCAAATAATAAACGAACTCCGCGCAGCTTTAGACGAAAAGCTTGGCAAGCAAGAATTCTCTGAAGAAAGCGTCGCAAGCATCTCTAAGGTGTTTATTGAAGCTATAAGAGAAAAAGGCGAACAGTATATCGCCGACCTTGACAAAGCTAAGGCCGAAAAAGAAGAAGCTGTCCAAGCCCAAAGCTCTCTCCAAGACAAAGTTCTTGAAGTAGAAGAACAGCTTAATTCAACCAAAGAAAAGCTTGAGTCTCTTGAGCTAGAAAATGCCGCTCGCGAATCCGAAGTGCGTTTTAACGCTCGCATGGAAATGTTGAACGAAATTTATCAACTCGATGAAGATGATTCTAAAATTGTAGCTTGTGAGCTTTCAGGTCTCGACGGGACTGAAGAAAGTTTTGCCGACTATCAAGAAAAACTAGCAAAGATCTTTAAGCATAAAAATAAAGATTTTATCGCTGCAGAACAAAAAGCTTTCGAAGATCGAGTGGCTCAAGAAGTTCAAAAAAGAGTCGAAGACTTTGAAGCTTCAAGCGCAACTGAAGTTAGCGAGAGTACAGAAACACCTCAGGAGGTTGTTGAAGTATCTGAAGCTTCTGAAGAAGTTGACGAAGTATCCGAAGCTCTTGAGAATGTTCAACCCGAAGGCGCTGCGTTAATTAATAACAATGAGTCTTCATCTTCAAAACCAGATTCTCTTCGCGATCGTTTCGCAAAGACTTTTAAAGAATCTGTTAAAATTTCATACTAACAAATATATAAATATATAATAGAAAAAAATTATGGCAAAAAGAATACTACCATACCGAGATTACAGTGAACATGACGTTGTCAATATGTTCGCCCTTGACGTAACTGGAGAAACCCTTGCGGATTTCAAAAGTAACGGCACAGGCGACTTTGATGCAGGCGTTGTTGTTTCTGTAACTGCGGGAGCTCTACCAGGTGAGGTCTCCGAATTGCGTGCAACTACTCCAGATAATCTTCGTGATTATTTGGGTGCAAGTTTTAGTGGCGCTCATATTGGATTCAACGGATACCCCGCTAATACAGGTATGACTGTAGCTCCAGCTGATGGCACCGGACGAGCGCTAGGAATCACTTTACGTGAAACTTTGGCGTTTGATGAAAACGGAGAGAAGATGATATCTTACAAACAAAAACTAGACGAAGCTCAAGGCGTTCTTCCAGGTCAATCAGTTCCTGTTTTGACCAAAGGACTTATCCTTTTGAGCGCTTCTGCTTTTGCAAGCGCCCCAGCTTTAGGAGATGACCTTGAGGTTTCTTCCACAGCAGGAAAACTTGAAACAGCATCATCTGGTACTGTTGTTGGTTCTGTACTCGCTATTGGAGAAGATAGCGACAATTCGTCCAATAAGAAATATCTCTGCAAGATTAGTTTCTAACATAGGGAAAATAAAAAAATGAAAATTACTTTAGATAGAACCCCCGAGCAAGTCGAGCTTATTAAAGCTATGGCTTCGAAAAATAGAGACGTTGCATACGAAGCTCAAACTGCATTAGCCGAATTTATCGGTCCAGTTTTGGCGGAGGTTATTAATACAGCTCCCACCGTAAGCAATATGTTCTCAGCTCTTCAGTTTAATTCTGATGAAAGCCCAAGTATTCCATTGGACCTTTATCACGATATCACTGACGAAGATTACATCCAAGTTTGGAGTCAATCAGTTCCTGGTGGACTTCCTACAAATCAAGTTGCTCCTTCGCAGAGCGAGCTTAAGTTCACAACTTATACTCTCGACAGCGCATTGAGTTTCGATAAGCGTTACGCTTCTCGTTCCAGGCTTGATGTTGTAAGCAAAACATTCACACGCATGGCTCAAGAAATCCTTCTTAAACAAGAAAAGACTTCTGCAACTATGATAATGAGTGCCTTAGCTAACGCTACAACGAATAATGAGAAACATGTTATTCGCTCTGCTCAAGCCGGACGTTTTCTTCTTTCCGACCTTAACAAGTTATTCACCAAAGCTAAGCGTATCAATACAGCTTGGAATGGTGGAACTCCTGCTGAGCGTCGTGGACGTGGAATTACAGATATTCTTGTATCTCCTGAAATCGTAGAAGAAATTCGCGGTTTAGCTTATAACCCCATCAACACAATTGGTGGAGCTGGTGGATCACCAACTGCTGGAGACGGAATTGCTGCAACAGACTCTATGCGCGACGCTGTTTTTAATAGCGCTGGAATTCCTGAGTTTTACGGAGTATCGATTCAAGAGTATAATGAGATGGGCGCTGGTCAAAAATGGAATACTGTTTTTGGTACAGCCGCTTCTGGAAAGACATTCGCGGACAATTACTCTGTGCAGCAAAATGGCGGCACAGAATTTGGTTTCGCCGCTCAGATTGATAATTCAATCCCTGCAGATGCAGATTACGATGACGCTGGAGATGTTGATGCATCAGGCGAACAAATTATTGTTGGTGTTGATTTATCTCGTGAATCCATGATTCGTGCGATAGCTACAGATTCCGATTCAGGAGAAGAGTTTTCTCTTGTCGCTGATGACCAGTTCGTAACACGTCAATCCAAGATTGGTTATTACGGTTCTCTTGAAGAGGGTCGCATGATCATCGACGATCGGGTATTACTTGGTCTTATCGTTTAATTTTAATAAAATTAACGTTTTATAAAAGTCCACCTCAGGCAACTGGGGTGGATTTTTTATTTAAAATCAATATTATAAGTGTATTAACACACAAAGGAAAAAGGTATAAATTATGGCAAATAAAAAAACAATTAAAAAATCGAGCAAAGCTAGCGCGGGAAAGCGCGTAAAGCTTGAAGAGTTAAATCAGACCACTGGCAAGAGCTATGATGAGCAAGTTTCAAAAGCTAGGGAATTAGAAGAGATTTTGGGCATTCCTAAAATTAGTCCATTCAGGACAAAAAATAGAGAAGTATTTAAAAGCATGATTGCGGATATGAACCTTACTGATATGCAGGCTTTAGCTGTTAAGGTTGGAGTGTTTCCTTCTGGGAATAAAACAGTCTTAAGAAATAAAATAAAAAAAGCTTTTGAAACAAGTTTGGTTGGTCAAGGAAGTATTCAATTAGCTGGTGAGTCGTTAAAGTTAGACCCAAACAATCCGAAGCATAAAGAAGTCTTAGATTACTTAAGGAATTAGTATGCCTCATTCAGGAATTAGTCCACAAACAAATATTGGCCAGCTTGCAGAGAAAATTTACGACCAAGAGTTGGGTTTTTTTGGGCATGGAGTAGAAAGAGACACTGAAATTACGTTAATATCTGGCTGGGTTGAAGGTCACTTAGGGGAGTTGAATAACTTAATTTATACTTCCATGAGCGGAGATAACCCTGTAGAATTTAAGTTGGAGGAGCAATCTATAATGAGGGAGTTGTATTTATCTGAATACAACAGAAAAGCTCATAGAAGAGTTCTTAGAGGTATTGATGGCAGTGGCGGGGTTCCAGATTTTCAAGTAATAAAAGAAGGAGATTCAATGATTCAAAAATCAAATAAGAACGTTACCGCTAAAAATTATCAAGAGGCTTATTTGGCGTCCCAAGAAAGAGTTAAGACTTTGGTTCATTCTTATAATCTATATGGCGCAAAACCCAATCAAGTTGCGGGCGCAGATGCCCCTGCAAGCGGACAGCATTCAGAATTAGATGGTTACTACAATTAAATATGTGTAAATAAGTATTATGAAAGAATCCTCAGGCATCGAATCAAGTTCAGCAATGAATTTTATGAATAAAAAAGTAAAATCCGAGCTTTTTAATATTTGGAAAAAGGCAAGGGTTATGTTTGACATGATCAAGGACGACGATTCTCTCGAGGATTGGCAGAAAAAAAACATCAGAGAAGCTCACGACCTTTTAAATGAAAGCATGACATATAGTGAATACGAGAAAATATTCCCCAAAGAGAAAGAGTCTACGGACGAAGGGGAGAACAACTTTTTATCAAACAAAGATAAAAGATTTCCATCTCCAGTCGTTCAAGAAACCGGAGACGAGTTTATAACTAGATGCATTCTTGACGCAAACATGAAAAAGAAGCATCCCGTGCAGAGCGATAGGTTTCAAGCTTGCATGGGAATATACAACGAAAAACAAACAGTTGTCAGCGAAAACCCAGGGGAAAAATTTGAAGACCCCTTAGTTTGCGACGATACCGAGCTTCCTGCTCCTGTTAAGCCTCTAATTCCTTAATTTGGTATTTGACCTCGGACTTTGTATAGGAAAACTTAACTAAGGATCCTTCTGTGAGGGATTTGCCGAGTATCAATTTACTTAATTCGTTTTCTATATTTTTTTGTATTAGTCTTTTTATAGGTCTCGCTCCCATTTTTTCTTTCATAGCCTCTTCGGCTATGTATTTAATTAAGGATGTAGTTGTTGATAGTTTTATTTTTTTCTCTTCTAATTTATCAGATAATTTCTTAAGTTCTAGCTTGGTTATTTCTGTTAATATACTAAGATTGAAATCGTTAAATAATATTATATCGTTAAGTCTGTTGAGGAACTCTGGGCGAAAGAATGTTTTAAGCTCCGCTTTTAGTTTATTCTTTGCCTCTTCTTTTCCGTCTGAAGTTCCGAATCCTATATTAGGTTTTGCAGCTTTCTCGCTTCCTATATTTCCTGTTAATATAATTATGCAATTAGAGAAGTCAATTTTTCTTCCTGAATTATCAGTTAATATACCTTCTTCAAGTATCTGTAGCAGTATATTTAATACCTCTGGGTGGGCTTTTTCTACTTCATCAAAAAGTATAACGCTATAAGGATTTCTTCTTACTTTTTCCGTCAGCTCTCCTCCTTCTTCATAGCCAACATATCCCGGCGAGGCTCCAATTAGCCTGCTTGAGGATATTTTCTCTGAGTATTCGCTCATATCTAGTTGTATCAAGGATTTCATTGATCCATATATAAATTCAGCAATACATTTTGCTGTATATGTTTTACCTGTGCCACTAGCGCCCACCAGCAAGAAACTTCCGACAGGCTTGTTTGCGTCTTGAAGCCCGGACTTAGATCTTAATATTGATTCCGAGATTTCAGACAAAGCCTCTGTTTGTCCAACAATTTTTTTGTTTAGGTTTCTAAATAAGCCTAGCATTCTTTCGGAATCTTTTTTGGATATATCTGAAATAGGAACCCCAGTTCTAGACGATAGGACTTCATATATATCTTTTTTGGTAACGCATATTTTAGCTTTCATGGTTTTGGCTGCCCACTGAGTTATGACTTGGTCGTATTGCTCTAATAGATTTATTTGTTCATCTTCAATTTTAGAAAGTAATGCGCCGCTTGATTGAATTTTTGACTCCTCTAGCGCTAATTGCTCTAACTGATTTTCTATGTCTTTGGCTTTTTGTGGCCGTTCGATATTTTTTATTTTAACCTTTGACCCCGCTTGATCCATTATGTCAATAGCCTTATCAGGAAATTGCTTGTCAAGTATGTATTTTGAGGATAGATCAACAATTAAATCTAGTACGTCTTCTGGATATATAATCGTGTGAAATTTTTCATAATTAGATTTTATTCCATCTATGATTTGGCGAGTTTGGTCTTTACTTGGCTCGATAACCTTAACGGATTGAAATCTTCTATCTAGGGCTCCGTCTTTTAGTATTGATTTTTTATATTCGGCTTGCGTTGTAGCTCCTATACATTTTAATTCGCCTCTAGCCAATAGAGGTTTCAATAAATTTGCAGCGTCCATGCTTCCTTCTGCGCTTCCAGCTCCTACTAGCGTATGTATTTCGTCTATAAATAGTATTATATCTGTATTCTTTCTCGCTTCGTCTATAATAGCCTTCAATCTTTCCTCAAACTGGCCTCTGTATTTTGTTCCGGCTATTAAAGAGCCTAGGTCTAGCGAATATATAACCTTACTTATTAGAAAGTCGCAACTAGTGCCTCTCGCTATGTTCTGTGCTAGGCCTTCCACTATCGCTGTTTTGCCGACGCCAGGCTCTCCAAGCAGTACTGGATTATTCTTTGTCCTTCTGCATAAAATCTCACACACATCATCTATTTCTTTTTCTTTTCCTATTATGTTGTCGAATTTTCCCTGCTGAGCCTTTAGGTTTAAGTTCGTTGCGAACTTTTCGAGATTAGTTAACTTTGCCTCTTTTGGGGCTGCCTGTTGAGTGAAGAATTTTAATCGATCCTGCTTGGGTTGTACGTAATCCTTGGATAAATGTAAGTATTCCCTTACCTCTGCAATAATGTCATCCCCTGAGGCGTGAAACGATTCAAAGTAATGAGGAATATTAGAATCCTCGTATTTTAGTAAAGCCAGTAGAATGTGTTCTAATCCAACATACTCATGACCAAGCTTATCGCTGATCGCGGCGGACACTTTTAATACTAAGTGGAAATGTTCATCATAAACAGGTTCTAGGTCTTCAGGTATGAATATATTATTCCCCTCTTGGTTGAAGTCGAACAGCGAGTTTTCTATCTGTATCCTTAACGCTTCTTGATCTATTTGTAATAAATATAAAACTTCACTTAGTATTCCCGCGCTTAGATTTACCATTCCAAGGAATAAGTGGTCTAAGGTTATTAGTTCGTTTCCATATTTTAATGCGATTTTTTTAGATTCGTTAATTGCTTGCTGAGCTCTCGGCGTAAAATTAGGTTTTGGAGTCATTTTCATTTCTGATTACACCTCAATTACTTAATTTCAGACATTTTCATATATATCTTCTCGTCCATTATGGATAAAGAGTCAAGAAAAACAATGTCTTCTCCCTTCCTTCCGTATGCGACTACGATATTTTTCTTTAGCGGAGTTTTTTGCTCGGAGCTGAAGTATTTGTCGTAAAAATTACCCCTTCTTGAATTTAGTAGCATCGCATCGTACCTTCCATATTCATCCGATATCGATAATTTCATATACTTATTTCCGTTTCTAGACGTTCTTTTTATACAATCTTCTACGACTCCTATAAATTTACCTTTTCCATCCGCCTCAAGCATCATCAAGTCTCTAGAATCATTTAGTGAGTTGTAGCTATCCATAAAGCAAGTCTTTAAATTTGAGCTGTGACTGTAGCCCAAAAGCTCTGTTTCAAAATACCAATTTGCGAATTGTTCGTACTTTTTGTTTTTATCATAAATAGATTTATATCTATCGTACTTTTTCTTAAAGGTGTTGAATCTCGACTCCTTCATTAATGGCTTGCCGTCATCTGCGATTAGTAGGCCCTTTTTTGCATCCGCTATGCAGTTCAGAAGCTTGTAGTTGTATTTTTCTCCAAGAAGTATAAAGTTTCTTTTCTCCCTATCAGTTAATATATTGAAGGCTTGAGCTTCTAGTGCCATTAGTGAGCGGTTTTCGCCTTTACTTTGCATGGCTCCAGCTTGAGCTAGGGCGCTTAATATTCCTATGTTTAGCCCGGCTTGTTTTGCCGCTAAGAAAATATCGTACTTAGTCGGAGTGTCTGTTGACCTAAAGTCCCTAAGTGACTCTAGGGATTTCTCGCTAACTCCCTTTATGCTATTTAAGCCAAACCTTATATCTTTCCCTTCAATGGAAAAATCCATTTTAGATTTAGCTAAGTCTGGACATAGTAATCGAATTCCAAAGTGAGACAGCTCTTTGGATATTTTGGATATTTCTTCTTGAGGGGAAGTTTCATACTTGGTCATCTTTAATAAAGATAAGAAGAATTGTTGTGGGTATTTGAATTTTAAGTAAGTAGTCCAGGCCGAAAGCACTGAGTAAGATATACTATGACTCTTATTGAATGAGTAGTTCGCGCTGTCCTCTGCAACTCCCCATAGTATCTGACTAATTTCTCTAGGCAAGTCATTTTCTTCAACTTTTTCTTCTATCTTAGCTTTCCACGCAGGCATTTGGTCTACCTTTTTTTTGCCGACTATCCTTCTCAATTGCTCCGCCTCGTCGAGAGTAAAACCTATTTTTACGGCCATCTGCATTAGCTGTTCTTGGTACAAGGGTATTCCTCCTGTGTAATCTAGAATATCAGTAAAAAAGTCGTGTATCACTTGAGATTCTCCGCTTTCTGAATATGTCACATAACTATCTAAAAAGTCTAAAGCTCCCGGCCTTCCAATTGCTATAACCGCACTTAATTGCTCTAAGTCTACTGGTTTGATCTTTTTGCAGACCCTAAAATTAGTATCAGACTCTAATTGAAATAAACCATGTGGAGTTTTTAAGGATTGGAGGGGAGCGAATAAGTTCGAATCATTTAAGTCGATTTCTTCACTCGATATCCCTAAGTCTTTACAAACATCAGATATAACACTCAAGGTTCTAAGTCCTAATATGTCGAACTTGACCATCAACTCAGACACCCAATTCATATCGTATCCCGTTACCAGTGCGCCATCGTTAGTTCGCTGAGTAGGGCAAGTCTTGGTTATTTCGTCAAATGATATCGCAATCCCACTAGGATGAACTCCCGTGTTTTTATTTAAGCCTTCTAGCTTAAGAGCTATTTCGAATACCTCTGAATTCTCTCCAGACCATTCTCCGAATTTTTCGCTTTCTTGTAAGGCTTCGGATATAGGAAGCACTACTCCAAATTTCTTTGGTATTGTGAGGCTGACTTCATTAACTTCCTGCTCAGAAAGCTCTCCTACGATTTTGCCGCACTCCTTAATGCATAGCTTTCCGCTTAAAGTATTTAATGTTAATATTTTAGCTGTCCTCCCAGGGTGCTTCTTTTCGATATACTCTATAACTTCAATTCTTCTTTCGTAGGCTATGTCGTTATCAACATCAGCAAGAAGGCTTCCGTCTAAAAAAGTGACTCCGTCTTGAATTGTCTTCTTTGCTCGACTCTTAGATACGAATCTTTCAAAAAATAAATTATACTTAACGGGGTCGACGTTCGTTACCCCAATCAAATACAATACCAGAGAGCCTGCTGCAGACCCTCTTCCTGGGCCAGTAGGAATATCCTTTTCGTGGCAAAAGTTAATTATGTCCCAATTTAATAATATATAATCAATAAAACCTAACTCTTTTAATATTTTTAATTCTTCTTTCGCTCTATCGAAGTAATCTTTCTTATTATTGAATTTATCTATCCCCTTGTCATAAACTCCTTTGTGGCAAAGCTTTTTAAGGAACTCAAAATTAGATATTGTGTTATCTGATTTAAGTATATCGTAATATTTTTGCTCGATTTTAATCTCAGGCAAACGCACCCCCGGTGGGCAGCAATCTTTATAATCTGTAAACTGTTCTGTAAAGCTCATATTTCTATTTCCCATATCATTTTTTTAAAAACTTCGAAATTAATATTGATGTCATAAAGGGCATCGTGTAGATTTGATTCGTTGAATTCGACATCAAAATCCTTGCAGCATTGTTTGAGGTTGCAGCGAAGACCTCTTTCTATTAAGTTGTTGAGTCTGTATTGCCAAGCTAAAAAATCATCATCTTTATCTAGCTTTATCCTTTTCTTTAAAGCTTTCGCGAGGCAGAGGGTGTCTACTAAATTTTCTGTATAACTATAGTCTGATTCGGCTTTTGGGTTGATTAGTTTTCTGTGCAGGTTGTGCATATATACATCGAACCCTAGTAAATTATGGCCAACCTTGATATAAGAATCGTCGTATAGGTATTGCTCAAAGTCATCTAAGGCTTCTTTTGGGCAGGTAGCTTTCTTTTTGTATTTAGCTTCAGTAAAACCTGTGATTTTTGCAGCTTCCGGAGATACATTAAGCTCTTTCCATTTTAGCCAATAATCTTTCTTTTCTTTTACTTCTCCGCCTTCAATCACTAAGAACGCTAGTTGCCAGGGTTTGTTATTTGCGGTTAAGTTTAGGTTGCATGTTTCGTAATCAAACAGTAGGTATTTTTGGTTTTTCTTAAACCTTAGTAGTGATTCTTTCATTTTTTTTCCTCCCAGCTTTCGACGCAAAATTCATTGCTACCGAAGTGATCTAAGTTTGGTTTTGATAAGGTTTTGTTTCCGAAAGTTCTTCCGGTTATACATTTGTAGGTTTGTAATGCGGTGGCATCTTTTTTATTTTTATAATAAATACTTTTTGTCTCTTGTGTTTCTAGTTTATTTTTTAATGCGTAATCTTCTACCTTTCTCTTTAGAAAGTTATCAAACGGTAGCGAGTTATCTTCAGTAAAGAAGATCGGACTATAAGGAGAAAAGTTTGGAGTGCAGTTAGAGAATTTCATTAAGTTGTTATATATAAATGAGTCGTAAAAAGGTATAGCTAAGGCTAGATCTTTCTTGCTCCAGTATTTCTTTAGTAATTTCTCGTCTACCGCGTTATAATTATCCGAAAAAGCCTCACTGTAGATTTTATTTAACCGCTCGCACCCTTTTGAGTTTTTTGCGAAAATAATTATTTTATGCGAAGAAGTTAAGAGCTCTTCTTTTGGGTTTATTTTTGCATCGGTTCTCATGTCGATCCTTAACCCAAATATTAATTTAATCTTCAAGTCGTCTGCGTTTTTTTTGGCCTGAAGAAATCCTGTTAGCGAATCCTCCACTAACACAACCTCTTTTAATTTACAGCTTTTAGCTATTGAGAAAACACTGTCTGCTTTTCCTTCTTTTTGATCTCTTGGGTTTGCTAGAGTAAGTATACTTTTCCCAATTGAGAAGTGGCTTTTAAATAATGGTATCATGTAGAGTATTTTACCAGAATTTCATTAAGTTGTCAACACTAAACTTGTAAACAAAAAAACCGCTAATAGCGGTTTTAGTGGGTTGTTTTAATTATTAATTAAGTATATCAAACAAGGGCTTTCCGTCGTGGGCTACTTTAAATGGCCTGCCGGAGGGAGATGTTTGTATTTTATTTAAGGGTAGCCCCATGGCATATGCTATAGTTGCATTTAACGATGCCGGGTCAACAAATTTACCCTCGGCTGGGTTTCTGCCTAGCTCATCCATTTTTCCGTAGACTGTCCCCCCTTTAATTCCCCCGCCAGCAAGAAAAGCCGTAAATCCATACGGCCAATGATCTCTTCCGTCACGCTCGTTTATCTTGGGGGTTCTGCCAAATTCTGAAGTCAAAACAACCATAGTTTCCTTAAGCAGTCCCCGCATTTCAAGATCAATCAAAAGAGCGCTTAACGCTTTATCAATGTCTGCGCAATTGTCCGCAACGGATTCAAAGTTATTATCGTGGGTGTCCCACCCTCCTCGACTAACCTCCACATAACGAACTTGATTTTCTATTAAGCGGCGAGCAAGCAAGCAGCCCTGCCCGAAATTGGTTTTTCCGTAAAGTTCATGCATTGACTCTGGCTCTAGAGTTATATCAAAAGCTTTCAAGTCCTCGCTTCGCATAAGTTTGACCGCGTCTTTATAAAGATCAGAGTAAGCTCGAACCTGCTTCTGATCATATTGGTTAAGGTAAGAGGAGTTCATTTTTTGAGCCATAGATAAACGGCCTCCAAATCGATTTTGATCAATATAGTCTGCAAGCTTACTGTTTGCTAAGCCACTGCTTGGGTTGCCTATTGGGAGGGGTCCAAATTTAGACTCAAGAAATCCAGCTCCTGCTGGATTAGATCCGATTTGCACATTGGATGGAATAGTGCTATTGATTGCTCCCGAAAGTTTTGATACCCAGCTTCCGAATGTAGGGTGGGCAATGGTACCTCGCTTTAAATAGCTTGTATGCATAAGATAACTTGCTTGTTCGTGAGCCCCTTGACTTGTTGACATTGTTCGAATGATTGCAGCATTATGCATGTGTTTTGCGGTTAACGGAAGGTTCTCAGAAAGAATAACCCCGTCAGCAGAAGTCGGAATAGATTTTGTTGGGCCTTGTATCTCTGGCACATCTGGGTTTGTTCCAAATGTATCGAGATGAGACATCGCTCCGCTCATATTTAAGTAAATAACATAACGGGCGGTAGCGGGCCTAGGGCCAGTAGTAAAAGCTTCAGCGCTATTATGAATATAAGAACCAGCCATTGGTAGGAGCCCAACTCCGAGGCACGCCTTTGCCGCGCTTGTAATAAACTCTCTTCTTTTTAATTCGTCTAATTTTTCGATATTTGTTTTCATTTTATTTAACAAACATAAATTCGTGACTATTTATTAGAGCCCAAACTATGTCCTTATGGTAATCCTTGGTGTTTAGTTTTTTAATTGTTTCTTTAAAATCTTTTAGTTCTTTAGAGTTAGGTTTTCTTTGTAAAATGGCAAGAAATGATAAATTAATCCTTTCCTCCATGCTTGAAGCTTCGAGGATTTCACTGAGGGTGGCGGACTTTTTATTATTAATAATATTCTTTTCGACATAGCCATTGATTAAAGCCAGTACTTGATTGACTGCCGCTTCCTTATGAGATACTTGGATTTGGTCACGAGGAGACCCTCCGAACTGTAAAATCATATGCCCTCTGGGCGCAGGATCCCCAACCTCAGAAGCTCTTAGGGAGTTTATATCGCGAGTTAAAAACCCTTTTCGTTTAGGGCTCGTCTTGCTGCTTGACTCCTGTTTTTTTATTGGGGTCATAGAGACAGCTTCTTGCTGTTTAAGTTTGGGTGCGATTTCTTGAAATATTTCTTCAGCCGTCATCTCTTTGTATCTAAGGTATTCCTCAAAACCTTCTTCGGGAGCTCGAGAATTAATTCTATTATCTAAATCGTAAAAATTTAGAGTCACTAATGAATCCCAAATTTGCTCAGCGCTCATTCTTTGCATTACGGGACCTTGATAGAAGTAAGGTTTATTTCCTTGAGTTTTAGATATTACCCACTTCACCTCTGGGGGTAGCGAGTCATCTTTTGAGTCTCTAGGGATTATATCTCCTATTGGAACCTCTCTTTGGAAGGCTTTTGTATTATAAATAATTCTTAAAAATTCTTTTGTGTCAAAGTCTAAGGCAACCATCAACTTTTCTAAATGAAGCATCATTTCTGGATGAACCGGTAGCGTGTCATCGTATATATTATCCACAGGCTCTATTAAACCATATCCAAAAGCAGATTTCCACAGCCGATTCGCTATTACAGTTGAAAACCTAGGGTTAGTAGCAGACGCTAACCAACTAGCATAAGAAGTGCGGGAACCTTTTTGTTCGAGGTTTTCATCTAATTCTACCGCTAAACCAAAAATAGTTTTAGCTTTTAATTTTTGCCCAGGTTTTGCATTGTCGTATTGGTAATCCTTGGGTAAAGAAATCGAACCTTTTCCTAAGTCGTCTAAGCCTGGAGATAGTAAGTTTTGCACTGGAAGAAAGGCTCTTCGAATTTTATTTCTGTCTTCTGGGTTTTCTTTCTGTAAGGCTCTTATGAGTTTTGAAAGTTTATTAAGCTCTTCATCTTTTCTTTTCATTCTTTCTGCTCCATTGGTAAATGCAGCCATTTCGTAGAACTGTTTTTGTGTCCAGCGGTCGAAGGGGTGATCGTGGCATTGAGCGCACTCCAAGCTTGTACCGAGAAACACACGAACCGTATTCGACATGTTGTCTAGTCCCATGCCTTGGTCGCGGTAAAAATAGCCAACAGCCCCGTTATTCATTTCCCACATAGGACCTGTAGAAGAAAGCATTTCCTTAACCCAAATATCGTAAGGCTTATTCGAGGAAATGGAATCTTTTATGTATTTTATAAACGGGTACCCATCTGAACCTTGATTTCCTACTCGAGTTTTCGCTCGGAGTATATCGGCCCAATAGATATACCAATTTTTATTGTACCCTTCCGAGTTTAAAAGTTTATCAATTAGTTGAGTTCTGGATTTTTTATCCCTGTTTCCAAGAAAACCCTGAGCTTCTTTTAAGGTGGGTATCCTTCCAATAATCTTCAGGTAGGCTCTTCGAAGAAAAGTCTCGTTAGAGATTTCTTTATTAGGCCTTTCTCCATAAGACCTGAGTTTCGATTCGATAATTTTATCTATAAATTCTGAATTAATTTTTAAATCTTTATCTGAAAGAGGTTTTTTGAATGTGGGTAGAGATTCATGATTGGGTGGAAAATTGTTTTTTACGAAAGCTTGATCATCTTCTGTGAATATATCTAGTTTTATTCTGAACAATTGTTTGTCATTTGATCTTTCTAATAAGACATCTCCATTGTCGAAGTATTTTACTATTGATCCATTTATTTTTTGCTTATTCTTTGAGTAAAAATCTCTATTAATTGAAGAGAAGGATGATATTGATGACAGTATTGATAAAAGTGTAATAATTATTAACTTATTCATAATACTATTTACACCAAATTAAAGCCTTTACATTAGAAGTCGTCCTCAAGGGATCCGCTTTGTTGATATTCCCTTACTCTTCTCTCAAAGAAGTTTCCCATTGCCTGAACATCGACCACTTCTCCCAACCAGGGGAATGGGTTTTTGTCACTTGGAAATCTATAGTCTAACCCTATAGCCTCTAGCCTGCGATTGCCAATATAGTGCATATAATCCACAAACATATCCGCATTTAAACCTAGAATTCCAGTGGGAAGCACGTCGTGGGCATAAGCTATCTCGAGCTCCACAGCTTTTTTCATGTGTTCGACAAATTCATCCTGCATTTCCTTGGTCCAAACTTCAGGCTCTTGCTCTATAATTGTATTTATTAAGTAAGTTCCAAATGCAATGTGAGAGCTCTCGTCCCTGAGGGTGTATTTAATTTGATCGGAGATGCCTTGAAGTTTATTTTGCCTTCCTAGAGCAAGAAGCATTGCGAAGCCGCTAAAAAAGAATGTTCCTTCGCACACTATCCAATACGTTAAGAAGTTTCTTAATATTTCTTGTTTGCCCTTTGTTGAGTTTGCGTCAAAATCTTGAGCACTAATATCATTGGTTATTTGCATCAGGAAATCATCCTTGGCTTTTATGCTGGGAATCGTTTCGTAAGCGTTGAACACTTCCTCTATATCTAGGTCAAGGCTATCACAAATATAAACTACCGTTAGGTTGTGAAGGCTTTCTTCAAACGCTTGACGAAGGATGTACTGACGGCACTCAGCGTCCGTAACATAGCGAAAGGCAGATAACAAAAGATTATTACCGACCAGAGACTCAGATCCAGCAAAAAACCCAAGGCAGCGTTTAACAAGTAATTTTTCATCTTCTGTAATTTCATTATTCTTCCATTGTTTAATGTCGTTTTGCATTGAGATTTCTGTTGGCATCCAATTATTTGCGCAGCTTTTTAGAAATAAATCCCATGCGTATTTATGCTTGTGGGGTAATATTCTGTTTACGCCTGCTACATCTTCAGTTAATAGTTTTCCTGTTTTATCTTCCATAATTATAATATATCATACATTGATAACGAAGTCAACCCCAAAAGGGATCAATTATTGACAACTCTCGCAAGACCCTCCGTTTTTCACGGCTTCAATACTGCAAGCCGAGGCTTCTTCCCCTTTATCTGCTTCTGATGTTGATTTTTCAACTTTGGATGCAGCCCTATTTCTTAGGTAGTATGTCGTTTTTAATCCAGCTTCCCAGCAAGACATATATACGTCATTTAAATATTTCAAGGATGTTTCTTTATTGTACAAATTAAAGCTTATGGCCTGATCGATCCATTTTTGCCTGACTGCATTGCAGTCTATCAGTTTGAACATATCTCTATCAAATGCCGTTTTATATTTTAACTTTATCCATGAAGGGATGTCTCCATTTAATACAGAAAGATCTCCGTCGGCATCTTTAATTAGTTTTGCGGTATTAGAATTCCATAACCCTTCTTTTTTCATATCATTTATAAAATGCTGATTAGTGATGTAAAAGTTTCCGCTTTTATTTTCATAAACAAATAATACAGAGAAATTTGGCTCAACGCTTTGTTCGACTCCGTTTATATAGCCGATTGTTGCCGTAGGGGCAATAGCCATCACATTTGAATTTCTCATGCCGTGCTCGCTGATGTGGTTCCTGACCTCGCTCCAATCCAGAGAGGATTCGAGGTTTGGTTTCTTGCCCTTGTATTTCATTAAATCTGCATAAGAATCGATTGGCAGTTTATTCTGGCTCCACAGTGACCCTTTGTAAGTTTTGTAGGAACCTTTTTCTTTAGCGAGTTGGGAGCTGGCAAAAATAGAATGGTAAGAATAGAATTCAAACAATTCGTCATTGAATTAAGCAGCTTCATCGCTATCAATGTTTATATTCATTCTATGCAGTACATCGTGCAAGGCCATCATTCCCAGCCCAATAGGCCTGTTTTTCAAGTTGGAATTGCTCGCTTCTTTTGTTGGGTAGAAGTTTAAGTCTATCACGTTGTCTAAAGCTCTAATCGCAGTGTGAATTGTATTCTTTAGCTTGTCATAGTCAATCGTATCATCTTCTTTCATATGATTAAGGATATTGATTGATCCAAGATTGCAGACCGCTGTTTCTCCTATTTCTGTCTTTTCGCCTTTGTCGTACTTCGAGGCCTTTGTGTGGAGCGTTATTTCCGTACAGAGGTTGCTACTGTGAACGACTCCTTCGTGTTGATTTGTGTAGCGTATATTACAGGGGTCTTTAAATGTGTTCCATGGGTGAGAGGTTTCAAATAAGACTTTAAGCATTTTTTTCCAAAGTTCTTTTGCAGTAGTTATTCTATAATTTTTTATTAAACCTTCTTCTGCTTGATTACATAGCTGGTTGTACTTTTTGTCAAATTCAGCTCCGAAGCAGTCGTGCAAATCGGCCTCGGACGGATCAAAAAAGTACCAAACATCTTCGTTTTTTACTCTTCTCATAAATTCATCAGGAATCCAAGACGCAGTGTTCATGTCGTGGCAGCGCAGCCGATCGTCTCCAGTGTTCCTTCTTAAGTTAAGGAAATCCTCGTAATCTAAGTGCCAAGGTTCAAGATAGGCGCACCCTGCTCCAGGCCTTTTTCCTCCTTGATTTACTGCAACGAGAAGGTCGTTGTAGATTTTAAGCCAAGGTATTAGGCCTCCAGATATTCCGTTTGTACCTTTAATGTGAGAACCTGAAGACCTGAACGGAGTTACATCAAACCCCAAGCCGCCTGCAAACTTAGATTTTCTAGCTTCTTGCCACGCTCCATCAAAAATGCCGTCGATACTGTCGTCAAAAGTGTTGAGATAGCAAGAGCTTAATTGAGAATGAGTAGTCCCGCTATTAAAAAGAGTCGGGGTAGAAGAAGTATACAAAAACTGACTAAACATGTCATATATTTTGATCGCACTTTCTTCTTTGTTTTCTTCGTTTAGAGATAACCCCATGGCAACCCTCATCCAGAAACATTGAGGAGCCTCCATGATTTTATCGTCGTGCCTAATGAAATACCTATCGGTTAGAATTTGAATACCTAAGTATTTAAAAGACTCGTCCCTCCTTATTCTTAAAGCTTCGGATAATTTTGCGAGATCGAATTCAAGCATTTTTGGGTTGAGCTTTTCTAGTTTTACTAGCTTTTTTATATTTTGTATAAAGCTTTTTCTGTATTGAAGTTTAAAAGTGTCCGAATCAACTCCCTCTTTGAAAACTTCTTTATATACAGTGTTTAGCAATAATCTCGCAGCAACAAAGCTGTAATTTGGTTCTTTTTCTATTTTCTCTCTAGCAGAAAGAATTAGAGCTGTATCTATTTGACTCGTTGTTATTTTGTCGAACAATTGCAATTGAGCATCAAGAAGAACTTCACTGACGGAAGTGTCCTCGATTTCTTTACATGCTCTTTCTACATTTGCGTTAATTTTTTCTACCAAAAAAGGCTGAAGTCTACCGTTTCGTTTTTTTACGTTTATGTTCATATTTTATTTTATAATGATACCATTTAAATGGGCATATGTCAATTTAAAACTAGCCTGTGTAAATAACTTTTTTGCAACTATGGAATACTAAATACACAATAAATTCAGCGGAAGTTGTCAGAGCACAAAAAAGCCGCCCGAAGGCGGCTTGATTGTGTTTGGGGTAGATTATCTACTAGCCTTTATCTGGGCTTGGCCTCAATAAAGCGACCAATAGCAACAAGGTAATGATTCCCGCTAAGGAGGCGCCTTGCCCGACAAATCCAGTTACGACGTCCTGAAGGTTGCCGATTACGTTAATAGGAGCTCCTTCGCCAAAGACGACTTGAGCTACGACCAAGAGGCCGATTATTGACAAAAGAACGCTTGTAACGCCTCCTGCATATGATTTAATCGTATCGATTGTATTTTTCATAATTTATTTTAGAATTGTGTTGAAACACCTAGTGCGAAAATATATTCCGCCTCAATTAAATCCGAGTCAGCTCTTTCAATTCCCAGGCAGATTTCAGATTTTTCTCCAATGGATTTTGAAGCGTTCACCCCTAATGAATGATAGGTTTCGCTGTTTGAGTTTGTTAGGTCAGATATTCCAACAGAACCTAGAATGCCCAGTGAGGCGAAATCTAGATCAAGGTCATGAGATAGCGATAACTCTGAGGTATACAGGGACTCGTTCAAATTCCTGAAAAAAGAAACGGTTGGAGATAATAGAGTGTCAACGCTTAGTCGAACGTTTACCTCCATTAAAGCTTCTCCTGAAACATTTTCTATGTGACCAATTCCTGCATACGCCCCAAGCAGATCTCCAAAAAAGCTTCTCGATACCCCTCCGTTAAGAATATAAGTATCTACTCCCGATTCTACCGATTGATTTGTAAATGCATTCGCGGAATAATCCAAGCCAAAAACTTTTCCACTTACTCCCAGATCTGCCTGAATAGACTCTTGGGTCATTAGCGAACCTCGAAAGAAATAATCGGAAGCGTATTTTGTGCCTAGAGAATAAGTTTCTGCTGATGCGGCGTTAATAAAAAACCCTAAAAGGGCGGTAATAATTAATTTTGTTTTCTTCATAATATTAAAGAGCACTATAGTAAAGCATTTTTATGCAAATGTCAAGTTATTTTTATTCTTGAGCTTGTTTTATTTTTAATATTAGGGATTTTTATATTCAATAATCCATTATTCATTGTTGCGGATATATTTTTTGAATCCATATCGCTTTGCAGTTTATATTTATTTTCGAATGAATCGAAGGATATTTGTTGTTGTGAGTATTTGGTATCATCTTTTATTTTATTCTCGTATGATACATGTAGTATATTTTCTTTTGTTTGTATATCGATATCTTTTTTATTTAATCCTACCGCTTCGATTTGTATAGTTACGAAGCCTTCTTCTTTTATAATGTTAGATTTTCTTTGAGGTTTTAAATCTTCATAGTATAAATCGTCTAATATGGAATCTAAGAAAGAATGTAAAGAATTATTGTTTTTGATATAGTATGACATATTGTCTCCTTGTTTTGATTGTTGTTTGTATGTAATGTGTAAATTTGTCTCAATAACGACTGCGTTATTGAGTTTACAATATTATATTTGCTATAATCGTGCCAAAAAAAGCCCCGCTAGGAACTAGCGAGGCTTTAGGTTTTAAGTTGTTGGAGTTTTAAGCTTTAGGTTTCTCGTGAGTATATCCCATTTTCTTCATTTTTAAATGGTCTTCCATGGTTTTAGCTTTATAAGCTTTTCCTGTTTTTGGGTCATACATCATATGAGGCTTAAATTCATCTTCCGCTGCGTAATCTTTTTTCATTTTTTTAGATTGAGCTTTTTTCCATGCCTCTTTGCTTGGGCGATCTTTATCTCCAGGCTTTGCGGCTTTATATTTTTTGCCCATTCTTTTTTTCTTGTCTCTGATGTTTTCCCAAAGGCCTTTTTTTGCTTCGGATTCTTCTTCGAGAATTTGCTCTTCAACCTCTTCTGACTCCTCTAGGTCTTCTGCCTCTTCTGCTTTGGTCATGTTTGTGACGCTCTTTTTGCTCCACATTTTGCAACTCCAGTATCTAGCTTTTGTTTTAGGGCCTGGATTCTCGCAGTTATGCCTAGCTCTGAAACTTTTTCTTCGGGCGGGATTATCCCGTTTTATTTCCATATTTGGGTCTCCAAAGTTAACTTTTACTACATTACCTTTTTCGTTTTTAACGTAAACAGAAAATTTCTTTGGACCTTTAGATGTCCTGAAGGGTTTGTTTAATTTTTTTCCTTTGTTTTTTTCCGCAGCCCACGCTTCTTCGTTTATGTACTCTTCAAAACCTAGTTCGTCGACATCGATAAAGATTGTGGCCCACATTTCTGAGGTGAAAGATGGATCTTCTTGCAGTTGGTTTTGTTTTATTTCTATACTAGCCTCTATCAAGTTCTCTTCAGAAAAGAAATTTTCGTCCCTAACTCCATCGTCGATTAAAACTCCAGCGTCTGAAATATCTTGGTCAGCTTTTCTGTAGGAGTCTTTAACTCGAAAGCCTTGTACCATTTTTAAGAACATATTTACTCTAGCGATTGCCCATTGACCTCGAGCTTTTCCAGGTTTGCCGAATTGCGCAAACGCAGTTGCTCCGCGCCGATAAACCTTTTGTAATTGAGATAGAGTTATTTTGCTTGCGCACTTTGCGTTGTGAGCTTTTACTTTTTCTTGAAGAGCTTCAAGAATTCTATTTGGGGGG